CCTCTAGGACACAAGGCCGCTAAAGCCTTGAACCATCCCTTCGGAGCTTTAGCTCCTCCGGAGTCCACTTGTACTGAGTGTCAGGTCGAGAACCTTCGGTTCGTTGCGTCACCGAGAAATTTCGCTTAGTCCCCACTGGACTTCACCTATACGTTTCACGGTGCTTACAGCACTTACTGGTGGTTTCATCGGGTTGTTGCCGAATCGACGTTTTGCAGTTGACCAGATTGTTGACGCTGTGTCAAGTCTTTTTTTCATTTCGACCCCTATTACTACGTAAAAAAGTTGGAAATAGGTGTTGTTTTGGGGTTGAACGACGATTCTAGGCCGCAAAGCTTCAAGGCAGGCATCACATACACCGCTTTGCTGATAGGTAATGTAGGGGTGAAACGAGAGTGAATGAGTGCATGACGCTGAATGCAAAGCATTGAAACGATTGGATTTTTGGGTATGGCAAAAACGATATTCAGTAAATTGCTCACACTTTCCTACGGAAAACGGCATTCCGACCCTCCATGCGCCCATGCCATGACCCACATCTACCCTCTTTAGAGGGCAAAATCAGGGGAAATCACGGTCTACAGCTCACCAAAATCGACAGATCTGTCCCTTTGGGACGGCGTGCGCCTGCTATGACCCTTGGGTGCGATCAGGGGCAGGGGGTGGCGTGGCCGTGCCTTGCGTTGCGTGCGTCCTGAGCCTCTAGCTATAGGTATTACACAAACACTAAACCTTTTTCATGCCCTCGTCTCAAAAACACCGGGGTCTATACAAACACCGCTAATTATTTTTTCTACAAAATACTCAAATTCTCTGCAATCAGTTCTGAAATCAGAGCTGAAAACACGATGCAACCCAATAACCCATAAACCCAATAACCCACTCTACTGGGTATCCTTTACTTTCACTACTTTGAATGCACTGCTTTGGTGCGAACTATCATCCCTTAATGAGGAGAGCAAAAATACATTATCAACTGGCGAGTCTCTGAGATCAGAGTTGTAATCAGGAATACTGAAAAAGGTATTGCATATTCCGGATCGGGTGGGTATATTCCCTGCCAATGATGGACAAACCATCTCAAGACGCATGGGGATTGTGGGCAAGGTTAAGCGACTTGACGCTAGGCCGTTCGATTCGGCAAGCCCATCAAGAGCAGTCTCCATCCGTGTTGGCACAACTGAAAACACTCCGCCTTGAGTACCGAGGACTGAATCTTTCGTCCCTTGAAGAAATCGGTTATGGCTGTCAACAACAAGTTTGGCGAAAGCGGATGCTGTAATCTTCGGGGTTCGTACAACAGACGTAGCGAGTAGCCGACAAACAAAGAGGAAACAATGGCAACAAAGAAATCTACTGAAGCAGTGAGTGCTCGTCGGGAGCAGCTTCGGGAAGAACACGCCGTTGCTGTCCGTGAAAAGATTCAAGTGTCAAGCTTGGTCACCACTCTAGAAAACTTTGCTCTCGGCAAGGGAACCGCCAAGTTGACTGCGGCTCGGATCAAAGCGATTGAGATGTTGCTGGACAAGACACTGCCGAACTTGGCTTCGATCAAGCACGAGACAGATGCGAAGAGTGTTACATTCATGATTGGTTCAACCTTTGTAAAGCCTGAATGACTGTTATCCAGTACAACCCGCCAGGACAAGTGGCAGCCGACTTTCATATTTCTGAAGCGGATGTCCGAGGAATCAAAGGGCCGGTCGGTTCTGGAAAATCCTCAACCTGCTGCATGGAGATTGTCAAACACTCCCTCAAGCAAACCCCACACAATGGTTGGCGCAAGGCTCGATGGGCTGTCATCCGTAATACCTACCCTGAACTGAAGTCCACAACGATCAAGACTTGGCAGACTTGGTTCAATGATGAGCTGGCTCCGATCAAGTGGGATGCCCCAATCACAGCTCACATGAAGATCAAAGACTGTGGAGACGGCAACGGACTAGATCTCGAAGTCATCTTCATCGCTTTAGATAAAGCTTCCGAAACCGGCAAGCTGAGATCTCTCGAACTTACTGGAGCTTGGATCAATGAAGCCTCAGAGGTTCCGCATGAAGTCTTCAACATGGTTACACAGAGGATCGGTCGTTACCCCGCGAAGACTCACGGCGGCGGCCCCGTTCATCCATGCGTCATCCTCGATACCAACCCGCCTGACGACGATCACTGGTATTACAAGATTGCAGAAGAAGACACCCCCGAAGGATGGGAATTCTTTAACCAACCGGGTGGTCTCATTCGTCTTCAAGAGGGCGATGATGTTCAATACAAGCCGAATCCGGATGCGGAGAATGTGTTCAACCTTCCTCAAGGGTATGAGTATTACCTGAAGATGATTAAGGGTAAGTCCGACGACTGGATAAAAGTCTTCGTCCTCGGCCAGTACGGAACCACCGCTGACGGAAAGCCAGTCTACCCAGAGTACAACGACAGAATCCACACCTCGGAAGAGGAGATCCTTGTGAACAGAGGACTACCTCTGTACCTTGGATGGGACTTCGGACTCACCCCAGCCTGCATCGTCGGACAGATTACTGCCCGTGGACAGCTTGTGATTCTTGAAGAGTTCCTAGCTGAAGACATGGGTATCAGACAGTTTGCTCAGGAAATCGTCAAGCCAGCCTTGATGACGACCTACTCTGGAATGAGGTTCATCTCTGTTGGCGATCCTGCTGGAACGCATAGGTCTCAAGCGGATGAGAGAACCTGCTACCAAGAACTTCTGGAATCAGGGATAGCAAGTGAGCCGACCAATACAAACGATTTCATACCACGCAGAGAATCTGTTGCGTACTTCCTCAACAAGTTGGCTGGGGGAGAACCTGGATTTCTTCTCTCGCCAAACTGCCGCCAACTCCGCAAAGGGTTCCTCGGTGGTTACAGGTACGAACGACTCAAGGTTGCCGGTGAAAGATACCGAGACCGACCAGTCAAAGACAGATTCAGCCATCCACACGATGCACTCCAGTACCTCTGTTTAGCAGCTCGTAGCGGCAAAGTAGAAGTGAGAGCACGGGTAATTAAAAAAGCGTCCAGCAAAGCATGGGCATGAGGAATAAACCATGACACAGGTGTATCAGGCAGCCGCGCCAGTCGAAGCAGACATCAGCGCCGTCCAAGCACAGGGCGTGGATAACTCCGACCTGATCGCTATGGGCATCTCTGGTCACATCAATTCTTGCTGGACTCAAGCGAAGATGGCTAAACAAGACATCACAGAGCGCCTACTCCAGTGCGAGCGCCAGCGGCGTGGTGAATATGATCCAGACAAAGCTATGGACATAGCCAATACTGGCGGATCAGACATCTTCATGATGCTGACAGACGTTAAGTGTGCCGCCGCCAAGTCGTGGATTCAGGACGTAATGCTCCAAGCAAACCGTCCTTTTGACCTTGTACCCGCTCAGGAACCACAGATTCCTCCTGAAGTCCGTCTGTCGATCATCGACTTGGTTCGGACAGAGGCAGAAGATTACGTTCTTGCTGGTCAGGAACTACACCCAGAGACATTCCGCAAGCGGATGAACGAAGTCCACGACATGATTTCTATTCGTGTCAAGGAAGAAGCCAAGGCTACCGCAGAGAGAATGGCTCAGGTCATCCAAGATCAACTGGATGTTGGTAAGTTCAAGCCTGCCATGCAGGACTTCATTGATGACTTCGTGACGTTCCCCACGGCCATCCTCAAAGGCCCAAGCGTTCGCCGCAAGAAGCAACTCCAATGGGGGCCAAACTTCATGCCTATCGTTGTGAACGATATGATTCGTGAGGTTTCAAGGGTTTCTCCTTACGACATCTTCCCAAGCGCCAACTCAATGGGCGTGGATGACGGCTTCCTGATCCAGCGTCACCGTCTGTCGGCTAAGACCTTGGAGTCCATGAAGGGTGTCCCCGGATACTCGGACGACGAGATAGATCAAGTCATCATCCGTTACGCAAGAACTGGTTACCGGTACAACGAGTTCGGCGACCAACAGCGTGACGACCTCGAAGGCAAGACGAATTCCCAAATGCACAACGATCACCTGATCGAAGCACTGGAATTCTGGGGGCCAGTCATGGGCGACCTGCTCATGCAGTGGGGTATGAAGGACGTAGAACCCAACAAGGTCTACGAGATCAATGCTTGGCAAGTGGCAAACTTCACAATCAAGGTGGTTCTGAATCCAGATCCACTTGGTGAGCGCCCTTACGAGATCGCCTCATGGAGAACCATTCCTTCAGCTTTCTGGGGCATGGCTCTTCCTGAGAACATGCGCGATGTGCAAATCATGTGCAACGCCTCTGCTCGCGCACTAGCGAACAACATGGGTATCGGCTCCGGCCCTCAAGTTGAAGTGGCTGTGGACAGATTGGCTGACGGCGAAGACATTACACAGATGTATCCTTGGAAGATCTGGCAGACCACATCGGATAAAACTGGTGGCGGGCAGCCGGGTGTTCGCTTCTTTATGCCTGAGATGAAGGCTGCTGAGTTGATGGGCATCTACAACCAGTTCGCCAAACAAGCGGACGAAGTGACAGGTATCCCAAATTACATCTACGGTTCTGGCTCTGGAGCAAGTGGCGCAGGCCGCACAGCTTCTGGTCTGTCTATGTTGATGGACAACGCCGCCAAGGGAATCAAGATGGCGGTCGGCACAATCGACGATGTTGTCGTCATGGTCGTCAATCGCTTCTACATTCACAACATGATCTACAACCCAGACCCCTACATCAAGGGTGACTTCCGTGTTGTAGCCAAGGGTGCAATGGGATTGATTGCCAAAGAACAGATCCAGGTTCGCCGCAATGAGTTCTTGAATCTTGTGCTCAGCAACCAGATCGCTCTACAGATTGTTGGCCCAGAAGGTGCTGCTTATCTGTTGCGCGAAACAGCGATGGGCTTACAGATGGATACCGACAGATTGGTTCCATCGACAGAGATGATGAAGTTCAAACAAGAACAGATTCAGATGGCAATGCAACAGTTGCAGGCCACAATGCCACAACAACAGATTGCAGCACCAGAGGCAACAAACCCAGCCGGAGACCAAGCGCCTCCTGCAATGAATACAGTTCAACCCCAACAAGGAGTATCAGCATGATGACCAAAAAAGTTGCCAAGAAAGGCATGATCCCCGCAGGCTACGCCAACGGCGGTAAAGCCATGAAAGAAGAAGGCAAGGGCCACGCCAAGAAAGAAATGGCTGCTTTGAAAAAAGGCGGCGCTTCCAAGAAGATCATGATGTCCGAAGCCAAAGAGTACGGCATGAAGATGGCGAATGGCGGCAAGGCATTCAAGCCTTGCGCTGGTTGCCCCATGCCAAAGAAGTGCGCTGCCGCAGGTAAGTGCTTGAAGGGTGGAAAATGATTTCCAAGATCGTTGAGCAGGTCAAGGCTTTGCTTGCCAAGGTCATGGAGCAAGTCAATAAGTTGAAGGAAAAGAAATGAAACCAGATTGGCAAAACAAGAGCTACGCCAAGACAAGCTCACCCACCGCCCCTTCGACTATGCACTCTAAGTTGAAGGTGGGCATGACCAGCCTTCACTCGAAGATTGCTGTCTCCAACCACAACATGCCTAGTCAGCCAAAGCCTGCTGTTCGCAAGTTTGCTGATGGTGGTGCTGTGATGACTCGCTCAGATGATGAGATTGGTGATACCAATCCTCGCACGGGCAAGGTAGATCCTGGCAGCTATGACCGTCGAATGGCTGAAGGTGCAAAGAACATGGAGCGCCTGCGCTCTGCCGCCGACAGTATCAAGTCATTCTTCTCTGGTGAAGACAAATCCTCTTCAGACAAATCCTCTTCAGACAACATCACCAACAATGATGGAGCGAATGAGTCTGACAAGGCAAAGAGAGAAATCATCTCTGCTGCAATGACACCAAAGTCAGAGACAAGTACAGCGATGACAGAGACAAAGACAGAACCCCCTTCATACATGAAGGGTGTCCGCGAGACTCTGATGAAGCCAAAGGCTGAGTCAACCATGACGATGCCAGCAGAAGAGGCTAAAGCACCCAAAGTATCCAAGTCTCCCAAAGCTCCCTCAGAGCCAGTTGCAGAAGTTAAGACAAAACCCATTAAGCCGGTTGGCAAGTCAGCCAGATTGAGTCCTATGGGTCAGTCGGCAAAAGACATTGAGGCAATGGTTGAAGAGAAAAAGAGACAGAAAGACATTCAGCGGAATAGCCCAGACACTGGAGACGAAGCAAAACGCCTCCGTGATCGAACAAGCAAATCTATCCCAGGTGTTGTTGGTCGATTTGATCTTCAAGGAAACCAAATTCCTGTCGGACTCGGGCCAAGATCTTCGCAAGTTTATAGCGGCGATGGAAGTACCGCTATGAGTCGCGCCGAAAACAGATACCTTCAATCGCGCATTGATGCTGGTAACTTGACAGCGATGGAGAGAGCGCAGGCTAAGCGAGCTGGCTTGATCTAATGCTTCAGAAGCCATCAATACAAGTTTTAAACGCCCTTGCTTCACTCAAGGGTAACCCTCAGTTTGAGACCATTCAGCAATGGATGGCGGCTTCACTGCAAGACCTATACCGCGACAGCGCCAGCACAAAGGATGAAGTCCTATGTCGTTGGCAGCAAGGAGCGGCGCAGGCTGTGAGTGAGTTTTTAGAAAAATCAAAGGATGCCGAAGAGGTTATCCGAAAGTTGCGGTAGATAGTCTTAGGACTGTCTAGCAGCATTTTGCTGCAACAGGTGCTGGCCTTCCCAGCAACCGTTGAACACCGAACAAATCACTCGAATACCGCAAGACTCGAATGTGACTGTCTCGGCTCACGGAGAAACGATGTCTACATTACCACGTGCAGTAATCGCCGCTGAAAAGCGAGCTGATGAAATTTTGCAAGAGATAGAGAAGCAGAGCCAGATGGAGCAAATGCCTCAACCTCCGGTTGAATCGCAAGACCCTCCAACTCCCCAACCTCCTATTGACTCCACGCCTCCTCCTCAAGAGGAAAGCTGGGAACACCGATTCAAGGTTTTACAAGGGAAGTACAACGCTGAAGTTCCTCGCTTTGCACATGAGAATAAAGATTTAAAAGGTCGTCTCCAGTCTCTCGAAGAACAACTCGAAGATATGAAGAACGCAAAACCTGTCGAGCTTTTGGTTAAGCCAGAAGAGATCGAGCAATACGGTGAAGGTTTGATTGACGTAGCCCGTCGAGTCGCCAGAGAAGAGCTGGCATCGAAGGACGCACAGATTGCAAAACTCCGATCCGAAATTGATTCTGTCAAATCTGTTCAATCACATGTCGTGCAGGACAACTTTTTTAAATCATTGACTGAAATGGTTCCCGACTGGGAGGCCCTTAACGCCGACGCTAATTTTCTAAATTGGCTCGATGGTGTTGATGACCTTACAGGAGAAACCAGACAGGCTCTTCTCGGCAAAGCAGAAAATCAACGTGATCCAGTTCGAGCTGCGAAGTTCTTCAACATGTATAAGAAGACATCACAATCGTGGGCGGCACAAAGTAACGCATCGATGGAACAGCAAATTGTCCCACCAACAAACCAAGCTCCTTCTACACCGCAAGCGAAGAAGATTTGGACTCGCGCAGAAATCACAATTTTCTACGACAGGGTGAGACGAGGAACTATTTCAGATGCAGACGCAAGTGCCATTGAAGCTGATATTGCATCAGCATCTTTCGAGGGTCGTATTCGATGACCCAAACAAATCAATCTTTTTTTAAGGAAATACCATGTCAATTGGAGTAGCAGGCGCAGGTTCCGCAGCCCTAATCAGCGGAGCATATCCCCAGTATTCAACTGCCAGCACAACTAAATTCATCCCTGAAGTTTGGTCTGGCAAGTTGCAAGCTAAGTTCTACAAGACAACCGTCTTGTCAGAAATCACCAACAACGATTGGGAAGGCGAGATCAAGGGTCAAGGCGATAAAGTCTATATCCGTTCAATCCCCACCATCACCATCCGCTCATACACCAAAGGTATGAATCTGACGAACGAAGTCCCCACATCCACTCCTTTGGAGTTGAACATTGACCAAGGTCAATACTTCTCCGTAGTGTTGGATGACGTTGATGCCGTTCAAGCAGACGTTAAGTTGATGGACATGTTCACCAACGATGCCAGCGAGCAAATGAAGATCACTATCGACACTGATGTGTTGAACGGTGTGAAAACAGGCGCAGCATCTACCAACAAGGGTGCAACTGCTGGTGCTTTGTCGGCAAACATCAACTTGGGTACAACCTACGCTACCCGCGCCATCAGCAAGACCAACGTGTTGGACTTGATTTTGGACATGGGCCAAGTGTTGGACGAATCCGATGTTCCTGAGAGTGGTCGTTGGTTGGTCATTCCTTCATGGATGGCTGCAATGATTAAGAACTCTGACCTGAAGCAAGCGTACTTGACCGGCGACAGCCAGTCTCCCTTGCGTAACGGTAAGCTGGGCATGATCGACCGCTTCACCCTGTACGTCTCTAACTGCCTGCCTAACGCAGTGGATTTGGGTTCCGACTCATCTACCGGCGGTACAGGTACTGCTGCTGACGTTCGTGGTTGGAACATCCTTGCCGGTACTCGTGATGCAATCTCCTTTGCTTCACAAATGGCAAACGTCGAGACTATCCGCGCTCAATCCACATTCGGTAACATCGTCCGTGGTTTGAATGTGTATGGTTACAAAGTGACCAAGCCAGAAGCTCTGGTCAACGCACTGGTTTCCAAGGCCTAAGCAGTTGCCATTGGATTGGGGGAGGCTTCGGCCTCCTCCCTTTTTATGCGATACATCCGCAATACACAAACCAGCAAGCTTCATGCTTACGATAGATCCCTGCTTGAGCTTGGATACTACGCAGAGTATGAGGACGATCCGCAAGATCCGCCAAAGAAAACAAAGGACATCACGTTCTATGTCTCTGCCGTGGGGATTGGGGATGCTGTTTGCGGACTGTATGCAGCTTGCGCGATAGCAGATCAAGGGTTTAACGTCACGTTCCACACAAGGCACGTTGACTGGCTCTCCGCTGTTTCGCATCCAAATGTGAGTATCTGTGATGAATCTGATTACTCAGCAGATGCAAACCTTGATTACCAAGGTCAGCTACGGGCTGGCAGGGACAAGAGCTTCAGCTCAAGGCCGAACTGGTACATCAAAGGCGTGAGGCGGTATTACGAAATACCTGAATGCCAAGCAACAAGACCCGCAACGGTTAAGAAGTTTGACAAGTCTCAGAAGATTGCAGTGATTGTTCCAACCAGCATCTGGTCTGTAAGATCCTGGAATGAGGACAGATGGACAGATCTGTCGAATCTGTTGACAGATAGTGGCTATCTTGTTGTAGCCATAGGCTCTGGAAAAGAGAAAGATCTTCTGGACAGGATTCCTGCCAGCAAGGTTTACTGGAACAGGCCAGCATCTGAAATTATTGACCTCATTGGTGGTGCGACAATCCTTTATGGAAACGACAGTGGGATGGTTCATGTCGCCGGATTGCTGGGAACACCAGCAGTAGCGGTCACTGGCCCGACCACAAGAGACTTTGTTTTTGATTGCGGAGAATCTGTCGTTGGGATAAGCTCTGACATGCCATGCACAGGATGTTATTGGCAAAGAGACCACGGCTGGGACGAGCGATGTGTAAAAAACTGCGAGTCTTTGCAGTCGATCAAGCCAGAATCAGTATTCCAGTTGGGAGAATCACATGTTCATGAGAAACAAGCGCACGGGCAGGATAGTGGTTTACGACGAGAAGTTGCTGGAGTTGGGGTACGAGGCGGTCGTAGACGAGCCAAAGCCAAAGAAACCAACTGACGATGAGATTTCTGTGCAGGACGAGATAACCATCAAACTCTACAAAGAGGCAGCATGAAGGCCAAGGACGTTAAACGAGAGGGCGGTAAGCTCGTCTATCACGGACAAGAGTTCGACGGCTTCAACAAGCCAAAGAATGCCCCTGCTGGTGCAAAGCAAAAGAAGGTCGTTCTCGCCAAGAAAGGCGATGAAGTGAAGCTTGTTCGCTTTGGACTTCGAGGGATGGAGGACTTCACCCAACACAAAGACCCTGAGCGCCGGAAAAACTACCTCGCTCGGTCAGCAGGTATCAAAAATAAAAGCGGTCAGCCCACCAAGGATGATGTGTTCAGTGCAAACCACTGGGCTAGAAAGGTACTTTGGTAGTATAAATGGCAACATTTCAAAATGTAATGGACGATGCGCGGATCATTCTCAACGATCAAGTCAGTGAGTTGAACCCAATCCCTCGCTATACGGAGGCCCAGTTGTTGAGCTACGCTCGCTCGGCTCTTATCGAAGCTCGTCGGGTCAGGCCAGATCTGTTTCTGTCAAACCTGACCACTTCCTTCGCAAGCTACACGGTTTCTTCCACGATTCCAATCTCTGATGACTACCTGCTTGCGATGGTTGACTACGTTGTCCACCGCTCAGAGCTGAGAGATGACGAGTTTGCCGTTGACGGAAGATCAGCCGCCTTATATCAGAAGTTTAAATCTGGACTTTTGGGAATCACATGAAGACACTTGAATCATTCCTGCCAGAGATCCTTCCTGACGTACCCGGATGTACGTCCGATATGGCTATCCGCGCTCTTCGCAACACAATTATTGAGTTCTGTGAGAAGAGTCTGATTTATCAAGACACAATGGATGCGGTCACGGTTTTGCAGGGCATAACAGATTACGATCTGGAGCCGCCAAAGGATTACCGGATTCAAAAAATCATGAAGATGTGGTATCTGGGGCAGGAGCTTGAGGCTTTGGCTCCAGATGCTATTGGTGTGCCAGATGCCTACCGAACCAACATAACTGGCTACAACCCCAGCAGTGGCCCACCCGCCGGATATACACAGAAGGACGTTGACACCTTCACAATTCTGCCAATTCCGGATCAGAAGTATGCAGCATCTATTACAATGAGAGTTGCTCTCGTTCCCTTGCGAACAGTGACAGAGGTTGCTGACTTCTTGTTTGAGATCTGGGGCGAGACTCTTGGGTTTGGCGCAAAGGCGAGGTTGATGCTCACACCTGGAAAGCCATACTCAAACAACGATTCGGCAAACTTTAATCAGGTTCGCTACATGACTGGATTGAATGACGCAAGACAGAGAGCTTTGCGCGGCAATGTCCGATCTACTTTACAAGTCAAGTTGAGGAAGCCATGACAGACAAAATTAAACTTGTTCAAGGCGATACTCGTCCAGCCATTGTCTGCACGATCACTGATGAGACAACAGGAGCTGCTGTCAACATCACTGGAGCCACTGTCCTCCTGAAGTTCCGCCCAGTCGGAAGCACGACTCTCCAAGCTACCGTAACAGGAACAGTGACATCTGGTTCTGCTGGACAGGTCGCTTTCTATCCAGCCTCTACGCCAGCAATGCTGACAGGCGATGCAGGAGATTACGAGGGTGAGATCGAGATCACGTTCAGCGATGGACAGATTCAAACTGTCTACGATCTTTTGAAATTTAAGATCCGCGAGGACTTCTAATGGTCAGCAAGGTCACGGCTTCGGTAACGAACGCCAGACCAAGGCTAAGTGTTACGCTCGTCGATGCAATTGTTGAGTCAGGTAGAGTAATACCAGTAGCTGATGTATCTCGGGTTGCTCCAAAAATATCTGTCTCCTATAACAATCCAGCGGCAGCAGCAAGTTACACAATACCTGCTGCTGACATAGCCTATATCAATCTATTCTTGGATGCAGAAATCGATGTGTCTGGCTTGTTTAGATACACAACAGAATCTGTCACACTAAACGATGGATCTGTTATTGCATTTTCCAAAGTACAAGCAGACTCAATTTCATTAAGTGATCTTATTTATAAAAGCACCGAAAAGCAGTTTGCGGACGCTATAACTTTTGCAGACTTGGTTGTAAGGACACTTGTATTCATACGAAGTTTTGCGGAAACTCAGTCAATTAGCGACAGCACTGCCCGTGTTTTTGCAAAGCAGGCTGCAAGTTCTGTTTTGCTGTCAGAGAATCTTTCCAAGGCTGTTGCAAAAAACCTAGCAGAAACAGCTTTAATTTCTGAGTTGGCTTCACGTTCAGTTGCAAAGTATTTAACAGAATCAGTTTCATTTGCAGATGCCAAATTCTTAAGTAGCCAAAAGCAACTTGCGGAAGTTCAGTCAGTGGCAGATGCGGCTGTTAGAGATATTTCAAAGCTACTTACTGACTCAGCAGTACCTAGCGATGTCATTGCGTTTGATATATCCAAAGCCCTAAGTGATGGATTTGCAATGAACGACTCGGCAGACGCTGCTGATGGGCTTAGGTTTTCATTCTCAATAGGTGTGCAAAATATAATTTTTGCATCAGACGCAAGTTTAAGAAGTTTTCAAAAGCCGAGAACAGATTCTGTTTCTATGAGCGACTCTGGTTTTGTGTTGCAACAAGATTATTGTGATCTAACATATTTTGCTGAAGATTACGTTGGTGTTGGATTTGTTTTTTAAAAGAGGTTAATCATGATTAAAGAAGAAATTAAAATTACTGGGCATGTAGATATTGTTGTCACCGACAAAAACGGTAACATCAAAGACACACGTAGCATCAAAAACTTGGTTCTCACTACTGGTAAGACTTTTATTGCCGCGAGTATGTTGAAGACCACAACCAACAGCCCTGTAGCTATGACGCACATGGCGATTGGGTCTGGGACAACTGCCGCAGCAGTCGGAAATACAGCAATGGAGACTCAGTTGGCTAGAGTTGCTTTGGCCTCTGCTACGTCATCCGGAGCTGTAGTCACATACACCGCATCTTTCCCTGCTGGCACTGGAACTGGTGCTGTTACTGAGGCGGGTACTTTTAACGATGCCTCAGCAGGAACAATGCTTTGCCGAACTGTCTTCTCTGTTGTCAACAAAGGCGTAGATGATGCGTTGTCTATTACTTGGACAATCACCGTATCCTGATTGGGGTAGTAAATGTCAACAATTGTCCTTCGTTCGGTTAAAGGATCGCCGTTAACCAACACGGAGGTCGATACCAACTTTAGCAACCTCAACACAGACAAGATTGAATCTATTACATCGACAGATGGATCTGTCTCGATAACTTCATCAGGTACTACCCGCGACTTGAGTGCCGCTTTAGCTGCATCTACTACCAATGTTGTTTGCTTAGTTCGTAATACAACAGGCGCAACTCTCACTAAAGGAACTGCCGTCTATATTAACGGCGCTATTGGTCAAAATCCTACAGTTACCAAAGCAATGGCAGATATAGATGCCACATCCGCTCAGACACTTGGGTTGATGACCGCTGATTTGGCTAACAACTCAAATGGATATGTCACTGTTATTGGCTTGATTAGCAATATCGATACGTCTGCTTATACAGATGGAGCGCAGCTTTATCTCAGCCCAACAGTATCTGGTGGGCTGACTACGACCAAGTCATCCGGCGGAGACCATTTGGTTTATGTTGCTGTTGTTCAACACGCCCACCCTACTCAAGGTAAATTATTTGTCAAAGTGCAAAACGGCTATGAGATGGATGAGTTGCACAATGTGTCTGCTCAATCTCCTACCAGTGGACAGATCTTAATTTATAACGCTTCTACATCTTTGTGGGAAAAAGCAAATCTGACCCCCGGTACAGGTGTCTCTGTAACCAATGGTGCAGGCTCTATATCTTTGGCATTGGCTAGTAATTATGGCGATACTCAAAATCCTTACGCTTCTAAGACTGCAAACTACTTCTTAGCCGCACCCAATGGGTCTGCTGGCGCACCAACATTCAGGGCTATTGTTGCTGCTGATATTCCTACATTGAATCAGAATACTACGGGCTCCTCCGGCTCTTGTACAGGTAATGCGGCTACTGCTACAACAGCAACCACAGCAACCACAGCAACCACAGCCAACGCAACAAATACTGCAAACAATTTTCAAATGAATAGTTTGGGGATTGGTACGGCTGGATCGGGTACTGCTGGAGAGATTAGAGCAACCAACAACATCACGGCATATTACTCAGATGAGCGACTGAAAACTAAAATAGGCGATATTGAAGATCCTATTGGAAAGGTTCGCGCAATCAAGACAATGCTGTATCACGCAAACGAAATAGCGGTGTCTCTTGGATACGATGCGTCTGTTATCGAAGTTGGTGTAACAGCTCAATCCGTACAGGCAGTGCAGCCTCAAGCAGTAGCGCCAGCGCCTATTGATGAGCAGTATTTAACGGTTAGGTATGAACGTCTCGTGCCTCTTTTGATTGAGGCAATTAAAGAATTGTCTGACAAGGTAATAGTTCTCGAAGAAAAACTGAAAGAGGGGGCGTAATGCCAGTCTTATTTACAAATAACGCAACCACGACCCTTGGGTCTTCAATCCTCATCGGAGATCTGTCGTTGACTGTTGCGTCAGGAACAGGTGCTCTGTTCCCGGCAACAACAAGCGGATTTTTCTACGTTGCTCTTGTCAACTCAAGTAACCAAATTGAGTTTGTTAAGGTTACTGCGAGATCTTCCGACACGTTCACTATTGTCAGGGCGCAGGGTGGATCAACTGCAAGAGCCTATACAGCAGGAGCCAAAGTTGAACTTCGTTTAATTTCGACTGCTCTTGAGAATTTTGTCCAGCTCGACGGCACTCAAACCATATCAGGTAACAAGACCTTCAGTGGAACTGTTGCTTTGAGTGGTGGCGGATCTGTGTCTGGAACCTATACCGGCAGCCCAACACTTTCTGGAAACCCCACTTTCTCTGGCGCACCGACATTCAGTGGTACTCCTGTATTTAACACTGGCGCATCATTAGCTGGAACATTCACTGGTACGCCGACAATATCTGGCAACTTTGATTTCAGTGGCACTCCTGTTTTTTCAAATGTACTTTCGCTGACTGGATCTATCAATACGACAAACTTTAAGATCCTACAAGAGAGTGGGAAGCTCGTTATAAAGTACGGCACAACAACAATCATGTCTATTTCATCTGCTGGTGTGGTTTCCGCATTGGATAGCTTCGCTGGCGGCGGAGTTTAATTAAGGAGTAATCATGGCAACAACAAGCATTGGCGCAACGGGCGTGACATTTCCGGATGGTGGGGTTCAAACAGGGGCAACAAATGGCATACCTGTTTTAAATGTATATACATCTTCATCAACATGGACAAAGCCAGCAACAGTTAAAGCAATCAAGGTAACCGTGGTTGGCGGCGGCGGTGCAGGTGGTGCAGGAAGTGAGCCAACAGGAGGCGTAAATGCGTGTGGTGCAGGCGGGGGCGGTGGAGGAACGGCTATCAGGGTTTATCCTGCGGCATCTTTACCTGGCCCTCAACCTTACACGGTAGGCGGTGCTGGTGCTACTTCTTCGTTTGGAGTTTCCCCTGCAACTGTTATATCCGCAACTGGCGGAGCAACTGGCGGGGCAGGAGGCCAAAGCAACGCTGGGGCGGGAGGTATTGGATCAAGTGGACAACTAAATATTGCAGGCGGTGCTGGTGGTGGCTTTTCCTCACAAAACACGAGTGGCTCAGGCGGATCAAGCACTCTTGGTGGAGGTGGGGCCTCAGTAGGTGTTAATTCCACTGTTGGTAATGCTGGTCGTGCATATGGTGGCGGCGGTGGCGGCGCTAAAACTATAGGCCCAGGCGGTGCGGGAGCGGCAGGCGTAGTAATCGTTGAGGAGTTTTATTGATGAAAGCACTTATTTCTTCTATCGAACCTCGTGAAGCAGGATATAGAGTGGCGCAAGTTGTAACGAACAACGCTACCTTTCCTGTCGCAGAGCCCGATCTGTTTTGGGTTGACTGTGAAGATAATGTTGTTGCAGATTTATTTTGGTATAACCCATCTGACCAACAAATTAAACCTATTTCGCAGCCACCTGAGGGATCTTAATGTGCAATCAACTGTCTCAGTTTACTGTCGATAAATATGTTCACCTCAAAGGGTTCCTTGATATTGGAAATTGCAATGAGCTGACTGTTGAACTGAAACGATTGGTTGACGCAAGAGCAACGCATAAAGACACTCAATGCCCAGCCTCAGAAGCAATTCATGGTGCTATGGTATTTGACAAGCTTCTCGTGGATCTTCTTCCTCACTTTGAGAAGGCGGCAGGCAAGCGGCTTCATCCAACTTACAGTTACGCTCGACTATATAAAAAAGGTGAGAAGTTAAAAATTCACACCGACAGAGAGTCTTGCGAGATAAGCGCAACTCTGACGTTGGGTTTTGATGGAGAAGCATGGCCTATCTATATGGGCGATGAGGGCAAAGAGAACGCATCCAAAATCGTCATGGATGTGGGTGATGTCGTGCTTTATCGTGGAATGGAGAAGCATCACTGGAGAAAGAAATTCAAAGGTGAATGGCAAGCACAGGTTTTCTTGCATTACGTCGATGCTGATGGCCCACACAAAGAGTGGAAGTTCGACAAACGCCCCGGCTTAAACTTACCAGCTACTAGCAACGAGCTGAACTATTGGATGTTCACAGACATCTTAAGTGCAGAAATGTGCGACTCTATTATTTCCTCTTACACAAATTCTGCTGTAAAAAAAGAGCCACCAGTGATAGGGACTGGTGATGGTGAGATAAACAGAGAGATTAGAAACGTAGAGCGTGTCATGCTACCTACATACAAAGATCTTGGCGGGTTGCTTACTGCTGCTGGCTTATCTGCAAACCACCAGTCATTCAAGTTTGATGTCACCCACGCCAATCAAGCAGAATTTCTAATCTACCCTGCCGGTGGTAGATACCAATCCCACGTAGATACTTTTCTTGCTCATGGCGATGAGTGTAGAAAGTTAACCGTACTAGCTTTTTTAAATGACGACTTTAAGGGCGGTCGGTTTTACTTGCAAAATGGCCACGAAAGAATGTATCCGCCACAAAGCAAGGGAACAGTTTTGGTTTTCCCAAGCTTTGTGATGCACGGCGTAGAAGACATAGAAGAAGGAATCCGATACTCAGCAGTCTGCTGGATGCTCGGGAAATTTTTTAGATAGGAACAGAAATGGGCGAGATTGATCCAATTGCTTATGGCGCACTGACCGCCAAAGTAGAGAACCTAGAGAAGAAGCTGGACAAGCTCGAGGCTTCCATCGAGGAGCTTATCGCTTTGGTCAACAAGGGCAAGGGAGGAGTGTGGATGGGCATTGCCATCGTTTCTGCAATCAGCTCTGTTATCGGTTTCCTTAGCCACAATCTGTTCGGCAAGAGTTAAGACATGGCGATTCCAGGCCCAGGTGTACCGATTTCAATGACTACATTGAACACCGAGTTTGGTGGTGGTTTTTCTTTGTCTTCGTATTACCGAGGTGGATCATTTGTTCCAAACACTCCGCAGAATGCAGCAGTTCCAACCAGTGGAGCTATTTCGCTTGGAAACTTTTACGGGGCAGTAAACAGAATAATAATATCGCTAACAGCAACTGGCAATAACTACGATGTGTATGCAAACAGAGGGCCAACGTACTCGCCAGGGATTTCAGACTTAACTATCACTGTACCCGGAACTGTTGGAAGCGCATCCACAGGCTCATATGCCATGCTTGTGCCAAATGCCTTTAACCCTACGGACACTGTAACAATTGTCAACAACGGCGTTATTCAAGGTATGGGCGGTGCTGGCGGTGGCGGTGCGGCAGCAGTTCTTATTCCAACCCCTTTACCAGCAGGATCTCCCGGCGGCGGCGGCGGAAACGCTATTTACATCAATAGGCCAACAACAATAACAAACAATGGCACTATTGCAGCGGGTGGTGGCGGTGGTGGCGGTGGTGGCGCAGCTCGCGCAGTGAGTAAGGGTATTCATAACCTTGCTGGAGGTGGAGGTGGGGGCGGAGGTGCTGGAACAAATGGCGGTGGCGCAGGGGCTGGAGGCACTGCCTCTACCGGCCCTAATGTAGTGCGATCAAGTCCAGGATCTCCAGGCGGCGCAGGAACATCCCCCGCAGGTGGCGGTGGCGGCGCTCGCGGAACTAATCCTATTGTTACTGGCGGCAACGGCGGCACTGGTGGTGGTAGAGGTGCTGGCGGAGCGGCGGGAGCGGCGGGAACTTTGCCAGCCACAGTCGTAAGCCCTGGCGGCGCTGCTGGCGCTGCTGGCTCTTATCTTGTTGGAAATCCTTTTGTAACTTGGCCTGCTACAGGAACAAGGCAAGGAAATGTATCTTAAGGAAGTTATATGCAAACATTGAAGATGAAAATTGTTGGATATGAAGATGAATCACATTCATTGATTGTGAGCTTTGCTTCTGACGAAACTGCATCGCAAGACCCATCCACCTATCCAGCTTATGCTTATCAACCAATGTCGATGTGGCCTGATATAACTGACGCAGAAGAGTTGATTAAAAGAATTGGTCATGCAGGAATTCACATGGCTGAACAGCAAAAAATTAAAGAGCAATTTGTTTCTAATGAGACTTTGATAAATGGATTAAAAGGTTTTGTTGGTCAAGAGTTAAGTTATTCTATAAATGACTTAACAAGCCAAGAAGAGTATACAAATGAGGTGGAAATATGATTTACCAAAATTTTGTACCTTGCCGAGCTTTTTCTCTTTGCTATGGCAGCATGAGCGCCAATGAATTTATGTCTTCCGACTACAGCATTGTTGGCGCTCGCAACCTGTCTATTTATGTGCATCAGGGATCAGTACAGATTAAGTCTATTGACCAAGGCTTATTTGACTGTCAAAAAGGAAACCTTGTTGATTTACAAGCCATCACAAACGGATTGGTTGAGTACAGTTCAGGCGACAGCGGGTTAACTTGGATGTGCATCAACAACAATCAGCGTGAAAAAGAATTTAATTTTGAATTGATAAACCAGCCAACCACACGAACTGTAGTTGGATCAGAAAAAGAAACTTACCTCGTGTGCATTGAGAAGACAATTACATGTAACGAAAAACCTATTGCTTCAAACAACTATGCAATGATAAGACAAGGATCGCAGGCAGTTATTGTTATTCCTGAACATGCTGTTGCTGTTCTGATGATTGAAAAATAGGTAGGGCAAAATTGATCCAATCTCAATCTGCCTTCTCGCCGCTGGCCTTGTAAAAAATATACAGGCGGGGTGTGATCTTTACAAGCAGGCCAAAGAATCATTTGTAGAGATAAAGAAGACAGCCAATGACGTAGTAGCCATTGGTAAGGAAGTACAGGGAGTCTGGGGTACGCTGAAAAAGTTATTCGGCGGAAATCCTAAGACAGATTCTCCAAAATCTGTTGCAAAAAATAAGAAGTCTGAATATGTTGCTGTTGACGAGACTCAAGTCAAGGCTGACATTGTTAAGAACCTTACTGAGTTCTTTAAACTACAAGAACAACTCGAAGCCCACATTAGAGATTCAGAGGAGAAAGCAAGGACAGTGGTCTTTGCTGACGATGTGAACATAATGGAAGAGGCTCTGAACAGAGTCTTGGCGCAACAGGAGATGGAAAGACTTGTAGTCCAGATCCGTGAGTGCATGGTCTATCAGTCTCCTCCCGAAATGGGTGCTCTGTATAGCGAAGTGTTCAGCATGAAGGACATTATTTCTGGAGAGCAAGAGAAAGCAAGAAAGAGGCGGGACGCAGAAGCATGGCAACGCAAGGAAAAAGAACGCCTCCTCCAAGAAAAACAGGCATATCTGTTGGCAGCTTTCCTATTCCTCCTGTATCTATGGATGGTAATCGTGTTCGTGAGCAAGATTGGGAGAGCGTAGTGGGATGGATTGCTGCTTGTGTTCTTGTCGCATTACTGTTGCCAATCATGGCTATGCTCCTGATTGAGACTCTTGAAGCAAAGCACGAGGTAAAACAACAGGTCGAGAAGGTTGAGAAACTAAGAAGACAGATTGAACAGAAAGAAAGGGAGAAACAAAAATGAACATTTACTGTATTTGGGGCTTATCAGTCCTGTTGTTTCTGTTGGTTGGCTGTGAGGACAGATTCCGCTATCCCTGCCAAGACCCACAGAATTGGCAGAACACTGAATGTAAGCCGCCAATCTGTACCGCTACTGGTACTTGTCCTGAGCAACTTGTTAAACCTGAACCGGAGAAAAAATAATGCCTACAGTTGGATACAAACCTAACAACCGCCTGACTCCTGAGGAAATTGAAGTCAGGATCTGGGCCATTGTGATCTTTTCATTGACCATGATCCTTCTGGGATCTGTCGCTATGTTTTTGTATTCTGTCTCATTTGTAACCCAGCCCATGAGTGGTATGGCGGCCATTGATAAGGTGTACACCCAACAGATCAATACCATCATGGTGTTCATCACTGGTGTTCTTGGCGGCGTTGCTGGTCGAACCGCTGTTTCTGCAACTGCTAAGGCTATTGCTACGGCAGAGGCAACAGATAACGACGAACCCCCAAAGCCATGAGCATATTCAATCCCTACGTCATGCTGGGAATCTTGCTTGCTATTCTTTCTGCCGCAGGCAGTGGGTACTACAAGGGCCAGCATGATGAGGTTACAAGACAGCAGTTAGAGATCGCCGAGCTTAATGCCCAAGCAAGGGCAAAAGAGCAGGCTCTGATTTCTGCTGTGACCACCCAAGCAACCAAACTTCAAAAGGCCAACTATGATGCAAAAATTGCTGCAAAGGAGCGTGATGCTGCTATTGCCTCTGGCAATCTCAAGCTGCGGATTCCTGTCAAAAGCCCCGTCTGCCCCGTACAAACCGCCGGAGATCCCACCCCTCCCGCCGGAGATAGCGTTCAAACAGGAGGCGAACTTGACGCAACGACTGCTCAATCTCTTGTCGCCATCACCGACCAAGGAGATGCCAACACCCGACAGCTCAACGCCTGCATCGATGCCTACAACACCGTCTACCAAACCCTAAGGAGTAAACCATGACACAACTGACAGCCAACTTCAGCCTGCACGAAATGTGCAAATCAGAGACAGCCATGCGTATGGGTTTTGACAATACGCCGGACGACGAGGCAACAGAGAATCTACGCCTTTTGTGCGAAAAAGTATTACAACCTATCCGAGATCACTACGGAAAAGGGGTGAAGGTGAACTCTGCCTATCGCTCTCCAGAGAGTAATGCAGCAGTGGGAGGATCAAAAACCTCAGATCATTGCCGTGGGATGGCATCCGATATTGAGATTCCCGGCGTAGCAAATGCTGACTTAGCGCAGTGGATCATGGATAATCTCGAATATACGCAGTTGATTCTGGAATTCTACACACCGGGTATTCCTGATTCTGGCTGGGTACATGTCAGTTACGATCCGAACAACTTGAAAAAGCAGGAGTTGACTGCCACCAAGGTTGCCGGTAAGACGACTTACTTGAATGGATTGGTTGCTTAAATGTCTGGACTGAAGATCTCCGCTTTTGCTGGCATTGCGCCAAGGGTAGGCTCTGCTTTGTTGAAAGAAAATGAGGCTACCTCAGCAATCAATACAAAGCTGTATAGCGGAGAGCTTCGGGCGTGGAATAAACCCGGTGTTGTTCAGGGCGCGGCATCCTTGGCTGCCAGCGTTAAGTCAATCTACAAACACAAAGATGTAGCTGGGGATGATCTTTGGCTATCTTGGTCAACAGATGTCGATGTTGTTCCCAGCCCCATCTTTGATACTGGCGAGAATCCAATCTACTACACAGGCAGCGGCACTCCAAAGAAAACAAACTCAACACTCTCAGAGACTGGCACAGCGCCATTCCCCGGCGATTACTATGAGATGGGAGTCCCAGCTCCAACGACAGCACCAACAGTATCTGCTGCCGGTGGATCTGGCACAGCAGAGAGCCGTGTCTATCTGTTCACATACATATCTGCATTTGGATCTATCGAGGAAGAGTCAGCCCCGTCTCCTGCATCATCTGTTCTATCTGTTCTGCCCGGCGGAACTGTTACTGTGTCTGGTCTTGGGACAACAGCCCCTGCTGGCGACTACAACATAACAACGAAAAGGATCTACCGAGCCGTATCCGGTACGTCCACGACCATATACCTTAAGGTCGCTGATGTAGCTATTGGTACATCATCGTACTCAGACACAAAAACAGCCGCTCAGTTGGGTGGCGCTCTTGAGTCGTCCAACTACAACACGCCGCCAACAGATCTTTCTGGAATTGTGGCGATGGCTAACGGCATTTTGGTTGGGTTCAGAGAAAACGAAATCTACTTTTCAGAGCCTTACGTTCCTCACGCATGGCCTGTTATTTATTCCCTAACAGTTGAGTACCCAGTTGTTGGTCTTGGTGCATTCGGCGAATCTGTTGTTGTCGCAACAAAGGGTAATCCATTCATCATCAGTGGAACAACACCATCCTCAATGTCTCAGGCAAAGATACCTCTCTTCGAGCCTTGTGTTTCTAAGAGGTCAATCGTCTCAGACGACACAGGCGTGATGTATGCGTCACCCAATGGGGTTGTAAAAATCTCTCAAGGCTTTGCTGGGGTAACAACAAATGGATTGTTCACTCGTGATGAGTGGCAATTACGATACCCAGCTACCATGCTTGGCGCTGTTCTCGATGGCGCTTACTATCTGTTCTGGGAAGATCAAATCAATAATGTTCAGGAGTGTTTGATTCTGGATAGGAACGAAGCTGCGTCTGCATTAACAACGTCTAGTATTTACACAACAGCCGTATTCATTGACCCAACTACAGCTCAACTTTTCTTTCCATACGCAGGGGTCGTTAGTGCATGGGAGTCGGACGCATTAAACTTTCTGACTTACGACTGGACATCTAAGCTATACATACTCCCAAGACCAGTTAATTTTTCTGCTATCCAAATAGACGCAGCCTTTGAAGACAATACCTTACTTGCCGCTTTACAAGACGAGGTTGATGCAATCATTGCCAGTAATCAAGCAGTCTTTGCATCTGGTGTTAATCTCTTGTCTACTCTTGGCAGTGTTGATATTGGCACAATCGTTTTGGGTGGTTCGATCCTTCAGCCAATTCCCGGTGTAGTGTCTTCCTTGAGTCTTCAGGTAAAAATTTACTGTAACGGGATATTGGTATCAACAAGATCCATTACAGATAGATCAACATATCGCCTACCATCTGGATTCAAAAGCGACAGATGGCAATTTAGACTCAGTGGTAATGTTCCATTGAGGACATTCAAAATAGCAGAGACGGCCAAAGAGCTTGCCCAGCTATGAAGAAGCCAGCTATTCCAACATCTTTATCTATACAGGATGCTTCTATTGCCACAATACTTAGGCCGATGAAAGAAAACATAGAGATCATCACCGGTATTCGTGAGGGAGCAATAACTAAGCTTCCGACAGATGCGACTCTTGCACAGGCGGTTGCAAAAATTAACGAGATCATCACAAGGCTTAACTTCAATGAATGACGATATAGAGTTCCTTACGTTTGCAATGCGCGGAGACATGGACGCAGTTGGCCTTGTGATGTCTATTGTGAAAATCGTCGATGTTTGGGACAACCTAGTAGACAAAGATAAGCCGGTAAGTGATGAGGAAATTAACCAAGCATTTTGGCTGGCGCTTGTTGATATACCAAAGAATCCAGCATTCCGCAAATATCAGTTGGATGTAACGACCGTCATCAGCACAGGAATAATCAACTGGCATATTGCCAACAAGCTTCAAAAAGGCGATGACCACGCGAAACAGATTGCTCACGTTATCCGTTATTCAATATCAGACATTACTTTGTACTTAGCAGCAGCGATTGGCGGCCCAGAGTGGGCGGCTGAGGTAGGCCCTGAACTTCGTCTTCGATCACAGAAAGACAAGCTAGAGAACTTCATGAAGGAAATGAAATGAAAGTTAAAACCAAAAAACAAATTGCTCAATATAAGCTCGACTATATTAGAGAGCAGAACGGTGCATGTGGCTCATCTGTTTGTCACTTTGATTTGGGTGATAGTCCATCCGCGCCAAATCCAAATCCTGGAATGATCGCTGCTGCGGAGGCCAGCAAGGAAGTTGGACAGATGCAAAAAGATGTTGCAATGGAGTATCTGACTTTCTCCAAGCAACAGTATGCCGACTTCAAAGATGACCTAAAAGAAATTGCCGCGGCTCAGAAAAAGATCATGGCTGATACTGCCAAGAGAGCAGAAGATTACGCAACATACGAGCGCGAGACGTTTCGTCCTTTAGAGAAAAGACTTGTCTCAGAAGCGGAAGAGTTCAATACCGCCGCCAAACAAGAAGAGATGGCCTCTCAAGGGATGGCTGACGTAGCTAGTGCTTATCAGGTTCAACGCCAGCAGGCTTTGGACACAATGGCTAAGTACGGCATCAATCCAAACTCTGCTCGCTTTGCAGCAATCAATGCTCAACTTGGTCAAGGTGAGGCTGCATCTCGTGCTGGTGTAGCCACTAAGTCTAGGATTGCAGCAGATGAGATGGGTCGTGCTCGTCTATACGATGCCGCCGCTCTTGGTCGTGGTCTGGCATCCAATGCTACTGCGGCGGCCAGCACAGCCGCATCAGCAGGAACGTCGGCAGGAGGAAGCTACATGGCTCCTGCCGAGTTTATGGGTAAGTCCTACGGACAGACTGGACAGATGCTGGGTGGAGCCTCTTCATCTTTTGGCACAGCCGGAAACATCTACGGGCAAGAGTTCAACTCAAGGATGCAAGGCTACAACGCACAGATGGCAAACCAATCAGATATGTTTGGTGCTCTAGGAGGTGTTGCCGGTATGTACTTGGGAGGGCCAGGAGGCGCGAAACTGTTTAGGGCTGACGGCGGATCTATCAAGCGCCTTGGTCGCGGCGGCAAAGTGACCGGCCCGGGTGGGCCTATCGATGACAAGATCCCAGCAATGCTGTCAGACGGCGAGTACGTTATCCCAGCAGACACGGTAAAAGCAATCGGAGTCAAGAAGCTCGACAAGTTGGTCAAGGCGACTCACACTCCAGCGGCTGTTCAAAAACGCAGAGCACTGAATAAAAGGAGCGCATGATGGCAACAGGATTAGGAGCCTTCGTAAAAGGCGCGGTCGAGGGATACAAGACCAGCAAAGAGATGTCTCGCATGGATGCCTTGCAGAAGCGCGAAGAAGAGCGAGACGAAAGAGAGCGCCAGCGTTTTGCCTTGGAACAAACAAGGGCGCAGCGAGAAGAGGAGCAGGCTAGGATTGCCAGTGAAGCTCAGGCAGAAGCTCTTTCTGTTCTGGAAGATGCCAAGCGCGGTACTGGTAAGTTCGCTTCACTCGCAGATCCCGCTGCTCTTCAGGCGCAACAGCAGGCCACCCAATCTGTTGAACAGAAGGCTGGCATGAGCTACGACAGGGCAGAGGCTCGACGACTTGGACGAACTGGCCTAGACGAGACCCAGACAGCATCGGTTACTCCACAAGAAACCAACCTCTTCAAGTCTGGCGGCGAGGGCTTGTACAAAAACCAGACCGCTGCTGACAATCTGAAGTACCAGCTAATTGGTGATGCGATGAAGAAGTCTCTCCTCGCAAAAGGTGACTTCGGGCGAGCCATGATGGTTGACCAAGATGTTGAGAAGATGAAAGAGCAGGGGTACGAGCTTGTTCGCAAGAAGGCCGCCGCCCTTGTCATGGCTGGCGCACCACCTGATTCTGTTATCCCTGCGCTTCAAAAAGTGTATGGGTTTGTTGATGACGGCAAGTCCATTGATCCAACCAAATCAACATACGATGCAAAAACTGGCACATACAACCTGAGTGTTGTTGACCAGAAGACTGGCAAGGTTGAGATGCGGCCACTGAATCAACAGTCAATGTTGTCAGCTTTGAACCAACTCGATCCAGTTAAGGTTCTTGAGTTGAACATTGGATCTCAGCGCCGCGCAGAGGATCTTGCAACAGCGGCAGCCAACCGCAAAGAAGATGTTGCCCTCCAGAGAGAGAAGATTGGTGTTGAGCGCATAGGTGCTCTTGCAACTGCTGACCTTCGCTCTGCTCAAAAGGCTGCCTTAGCAGATCAAGTCAAGGGTGCTGATGTCAGAGCCAAGGTGGAGAGTATTACAAAGAGCTTCCCGAACGCCGACAGGGTTCTCAAGCTAGAGGAAAGTGTTGGGCCAGATGTTGAGGCTACAAAACTATCCATTCAAAATGATACTGTTGGTAGAAATATCGCAGTCAATCTGGCTTCTTTGAATCCAAAAACTGATCCGCAAATTTTGATTGGTGCTGCCAAGGCCGCAGCATCGGGCAAACTGCCTGCGAAAAAGTCTGATCCAAAAACAGGGCGCTCGTATTTTGACTACGGCGGCGTACAAATCTTTGCTGATTAAAGAGGCAATCAATGACAATAGGTCTTTCGTTAATTGGCGATGAGGACATTGATAGAGAAAATGACTCTCTTTATCTTTCAAAAGATGAAGCTCTAAGAACTGAGGTTCTTCCTAGATCTTACGGCGGGGACGTAAAACCCAGAACCGCCATCTCTACCCCCTCATCATCGGCTTCAATGCAGCAGACAGAATCTTCTGATCTGTTCTCCTTGAGTGACCTCATGGGATCGACTGTTCGTCAGCCGTCTACATCGGAGACCCAGACAGCAAAACCCAGCGAGTTGTTCAGCGTCAATGACCTGATGGGCATAAAGTCTGCTCCAACAACCACGCCAGTTGAGAAAGCTCCAGCCGAAGACACTGGCGACTTCATGCGAGGAGCTGGCACGGCACTGGCACAAACACCCGCTCTGGCTTACGGCGCTCTTGGTCTTGTTGGAGCCGCTGGCGAGAAAGCCTTTGGCACTGGCGGGGCAATGTCTTCTCTCAAGAAGTTTGGTCTCGACCAGTACCAGACAAGGATGAAAGAGATTGGCGCTACAGCCAAAGAGTCTGATGATGTGACCAAGGCTTGGGAAAAAGCCAAGCAGGGCGACATTGGTGCATTGGCTGATTGGGCGCAGTATGGCATTGGCTATCTCGGTGGGAACATTGTAGAAACTGTCGCAACATCCGCCCTTGGCTCTGCCATTGGCGGATTTACTGCTGGCCCTGCTGGTGCTGTGGCTGGCGCTGGCGCTGGTGTTGTTGGAAGGCAGGCTGTCCAAGGTGTCGCCAAGAACCTGATTGAAGGCATGGTCGCCAAGGAAGCTGCACGTATTGCTGAGAAGGCAGGAGTTGAGGTAGCGACAGGTCAGATGCTCAAGGAGGCAACAAAGAATGTCGCCAAGGGTATTGGCTCAAGCATGGCCTTGGTTGGTTCGAGCCTCATCAAAGAGACTGGCGGTATTTACGGCGAAGCAGAAGAGCAGGCAGCAAAAGAAGGGCGCGAGCTGGACGGAGGAGATCTTGCAAGGATCTTTGGATCTGGCGTTGTTGCCGGTCTGTCGGAGTTCGCAGTAGATAAGCTTGGCCTTGATGTTGCGGCTGGAAAAATCAAGATCCCCGGAGGTGGAAGAACTGGCCGCTCCATAATCGGCGGCGCAGCAGGCGTTGGCTTCGAGGGTGGAACAGAACTGTTCCAGACCGCTGTCGAGCGTTTCGGTGCTGGCAAAGCCTTGACCGGCGAAGATGCCATGAACGAATACATCAATGCTTTTGCATTGGGTGGCTTGGGCGGCGGTACGGTCGGCGCTGCGGTCGGCGCATTCCGTGACGGCAAGACATCTCCCGACAGAGTTCGACAGATTCTGGATCAGGCTCAGGCCGACATGACATCCGATGATGGTCGTCAGGAACTGTTCGACTCCATGTACGACGATCCTAATCTTGGCTCAATCCTTCAAGCCAACAACATTGAGTCAGGCGACGACCCAAGATTCCAAAGCGTAGTCACTAGAGCACTGGCTACTCAGCGCATGTTGGTTGACCTTGAGGCTCCAACTCCTGAAGTCAGAGCTGAAACCAGAAAGCAGCGTGAGGCTGACATCCTTGCCGCTTTTGGCGAGACAGCATCCACCGCAGTCGGTGGCGATACAGGCGCAATCGAGCCTGTCATCCAGCGAGCCAGCGTAACTCCCAATCTTGAGACCCGCACCCTCGAAGGTGAAGCTCAGCCAGTGATCCTGCCGGAGACAGCAGGCGGTCAGGCTGGTACGGTCGCTCTGTCGCCTGAAGACTTGGTTGCCAGACAGCAAGGCTTCGAGCCATTGATCGGCATCACAACAGACAAAGGCCCAGTCGGGAACAGATTCCCATCACCCCAGGCTGCCGAGACTTTTCTGTTCGGCCCGAAAGACGCAAAGACAGGACAGCGCAGCGGTGGCTACGCCCAAACGAACTTGGTTGGACAGGGGCTTGAGGCGCGAATCCGTCAGGGTAAACGCTCCAAAACCGAGGGAGGCGGCACGTTCTATTTTGTGGAGACCCGCAAGAAGCCAGTAGAGGCAGCTCCTGCGGCAGCTCCCGCTGCTCCGGTGGTAACACCATCTGCTCCGGTAACAACCGCTGCTGCTCCGGTAGTAACTCCTGCCGCTCCGGCAGTAACGCCAGCCGTTACTCCTGCCGTGCCAGTAACCCCCACAAAAGGCAAGAAGGCTGCTATTCCTGCGCTCACTCAAGAGGAAGAACAGCAACAGATTCCACTTCGTGTTCGCGCCGAAGAAATAGCGAACGAGCTTGAGACTCTGGGTGGTGACAAAAATTTAATCAGTGGAATCCGTAGCGTCGTATCCAATAAACGCCGCATTCAAAACAACGATTTTTATGAAGGCAAGTTAGCTGAGCTAAAGGCGCTTAAAGGCGCTGGAGTGCAAAAAACCACAGAGAAGCGTGGCGTGTCAGACTATCTCTCTGGAAGCAAGAGAGAGCAAGGCCGCTACGACGAATACAAAGGTAATGCAGACATAGGCCCATTCTTGCAGTCGGCTGACGATGCGATTCAGCAACTGACAACATTCGTCAACAATCTCGGTTATGCGGTTGCTGATGTCAACAATGCAACTCCTGACAAACGTGCATTGTTTGCGAAGAATCTCATGTCTCAGATTGCTGGCTCAACAACTAGGATGTTGTTAAAGCGTGAGGCTTTCGACAAGAAGTACAAGAACGCAAGCCTTGAGCAGAAGAACAAGTCCCTTGTGGATTTGCAGAAAGATCTTGTCGCCGCACAAGAATACATAACCAAACAAGGAGAACCAGATGCCACTCAAGCAAGGCAAGTCACAGAAGGTGGTGAGCAGCAACGTCAAGGAGCTGGTGAACAAGTTCCAGCGGTCGGGGAAGATCGGGGAGTCAAAGCCGAAGAGCAAACAGGCGGCGGTGAAACAGGCGGTGGCGATCAGCCTGTCGAAGGCGGGACTCAACCGCAAGAAGTAAAGCCAGCAGTTGACCCTGTAATGCAGGCTCGTGTTAAGGAGCGCATTAACAGAGCAGACGAAGACGGCGGCCTTGACTTTGAGGACGTTGTTAAGCTGAACAAGATGGTTGATGACGGCGACCTTATGGGCGCAATCAACAGCATGAAGAAGATTGTCGAAAGCAATCTTGGTGCTGGAGCTGGCGCGAAGTACAGCCTAAGCAGAGCACCACAGCCAACCACAACAGGAAGGGACTTTGCATATGGCAAACTCAAAACCGTTGACGACCTCAACAAAAATGTCAGAGGATACCTTGCAGCACAAGGAATCACAGACAGCTTTACCGCAGCGAGAGTACCTATCGGCAATCTTGCTGGAAAGATTCCCGGCCTCCCTTCCATGCAACGCATTGCCGATCTGTTCGGAAAGAAGCTCGTATATTTTGCAGTGGAGAAGGGAAGTGTTGACTTCATAGACGGCGCTGTCCTCAGTGGATCAGACACAATCTTCATCAATGTAAACAGTACCCGACCACACATTCGGGTGTTGGGCCACGAGATGGTTCATGCTTTGCGGTTCAGTAATAAAGAAATTTATACAGCACTGACAAAGCATTTGTCGCCTTATCTGGATCAGGGTGGCATGAATGCCTATCGAGCGCAGCTCAACAAAGAGGGCATGAAAGATCCAGCATTGATTCTGGAAGAAGCTATTGGCGACATCGTTGGAGACAGATTCGGTGAATCCTCCTTCTGGCAGATGATGGCCGATGAGAATCCAAGTATGTTCACACAGCTTGCAAGAATTGTTGTGGACTTCCTTGATTCAGTAATGAGCAAGATCCGCAGCAAGCAGACTCTGGACTCCAAGAATCTGTTGACAGATGTCGCCGCCGCACGCCAGGCAATCGTCAGCGTTCTGGCAGACTTTGAACAGAAGCAGCCAACAGCTCCAGCAAAGCCGACAGGTTTGCCATCCTTCTCTCAGAAGAGGATGGATCTTCCTGCGGAATTCGGCACTCAACCAATACCAGATGGGTATGTTCGCCTATACCACCAGACAGATACGGAGTCATTGGATAAGATCGCCAAGGAAGGCTTATCAATTAAGTACGCTAAGGGTATTGAAGGGCCGAGAGCAATCTACGCTGGCGAGACACCCTTCTATGGCCCAGTAGAAACAAGGCCAACGCTAGAGTTTGTTGTTCCCAAAGATCAGTGGGATGCTCCGTTTGTTCTTCAGGACGTACAGCCAAATCAAATCATTGCTGCTCACTATCCTTGGCACAGAAGAGTTCGGTATCTTGAAGATGCGGACAATCAAGACGTTCTGCAAAAAGCCTTGGCTGGGGAATTTGATAATCTTGAAGGCGACTACAAGCTTGCTGTTGAGTACGTGAAAGATAAGTACGGTAAGCCAGCGGAAGAGGCTGCGCCAACTATGTTCAGCCGCAAGCCAGAAGGCGAGACCTTCTACTCTGCGATGGAGCGTGGCTTTGAATCTGTCAAGCAAGCATCTATGCCTGCCCAGCAGTGGAAGTCATGGCTCAACTCGAACAAGGCTCAGCTTGGTATTAAGAATGCTGAGATCGAGTGGACTGGCATCAATGAGTGGCTCGATCTGCAAGAAGGTAAGGTCGAGAAGCAAACTGTTTTAAACTGGATTGCAGGGAATAAGGTTCAGCTTAACGATATTATCCTTACCGGATCTGGGAGGTATATATCCGATGATGATCTTCGAGATGCGTATGTCGCAGCTAGTGATGAGTTTATTGAGGATGTAAATTTAAGCAGGCAAGAATTGCTGGCCGAGCTTGGATACCCAGCTGATATGCAGGCATCAGGCCCGCAGCATAAAAAACTCACTCTTCCCAATGGCAAGGATTACTTTGAGCTTATTTTGACCGAGCCATCTATTGACCCATATAAGTCAGATGATGACATTCACTTTGGCGACTTGTCTGACGGCAAGCAGATTGGCTGGATTCGTGGAAACATAAGAAAAGATAAAGACGGAAACAGCGTTTTATTTCTTGAAGAGATACAAAGCCAAAGGGCGCAAGAGGGTAGAGAACGTGGCTTTGTTGAAAAGATAGAAGTTAAAAGGACTTTGTATGGTCGTTGGCGGGATGCAATTCGGTCTGGCGAGGTTAAGACAGAGGGAAGAAAGAAGTTTCTAAAGTGGTTTAACACTCAGCCTGAATCTGAAGGTGTCTCAGAAAGTGAGGCCATACAAAAATATCAGTTTTTCTTACGGGCTAGACTACCAGAGTCTGCTTTTAATTTGGATGATGTTCCGGTCGCTCCATTTGTCGGAGAAACTAAGTCTTGGGTATCTCTTTTGATGAAAAGAGCTATCGCATATGCACAGTCAAAAGGCATAGACAGGGTTTCATGGACAACCGGAGACCAGCAGAACGACAGATACAGGTTATCTAGATCCATTGATGAGATTTACTATGACCCATACGAGGACGGAAAAACATTTGAGGTGACCGCCTTAAAGGATGGGAATGAGGTAGGCCAAGGCAGTGGTCAGATGGGATTGGAGTCAATCCGCCGGACGTATGGAAAAGACATAGCCAAGATGATGGTCGATGGTGTCGGTGAGCAAGTTGACGACACCGTTAAAGCTATTCGTGGAGAAAATCTTGATGCTGGTGGCGCAGGTATGCGCGAGTTCTACAACACCATTGTTCCTTCTGTCGCTAAGTCTATCGTCGGGAAAGATTCGGTCACCGTAATGGAGCTTGAGGATACGGGACAACAGCTTGGCTTTGTCATACCCGAAAAGCTACAAGAGCAGGTCGCCAATGATGGCTTCCCAATGTTCAGCCGCAAGCGTTACGAAGATCAGTTCTCTGATGTCAGCCCTGACACCCGCGAACGTGCGCTGAACAAAGGCTTCTACTCTCCTCCCACAATCAAGGAGAGACTGGATCGCCTCCGTCCAAACTTCGCAATGCGTATCGTTCAAGGTACGTTCGACAAGTTCCGCTCTGTTCGTGACATCAGTCAGAAAGCCTACCTCATGCTTCGCATGTCGTCTGGTTCTCAGGATGGTGCTGTCTCCGCTCTTCTGCACTACGGTCAAGTCTTCAATGATGACGGCGCACTGAATGTGAAGAAGGGGACACAGGGATTGCTGGAGGTTCTTGATCCTGTCGGCGGAGAGGTTGATCGCTTCCTGCTTTGGATTGCGGCCAACCGTGCGGCGGCTCTGTCGAAGGATGAGCGCGAGCGTTTCTTCAGCCCAGAAGACATCAAGTCTTTGCGTGGCCTGAACATGGGTACGATGAAGAATGGCAAGTCTCGTCTTGCTGTCTACGCCGAGACCCTGAAGAATATGAACGAGCTGAACAGATCTGTTCTGGATGTCGCCAGGGACACCGGGTTGATTGATGCCGAAGGGTACAAACGCTTCTCCGCAGACATCTGGTACATCCCGTTCTATCGACAGATGGAAGATGACGGCAGCCTGTCGGCAGCCCAGACAAGTTCCGGAGCTGTTGGTCAGTATCTGTCCAAGAAGCTAAAGGGCAGCGAGCGTCCGCTCAACGACCTGATGGAGAACGTCCTGATGAACTGGACGCACATCCTATCAGCCTCGATGAAGAACCAAGCAGCCGTGGAGACATTGACCTCCGCTACAGCTATGGGCGACATCGTGACCAAGCTGGAGAGACAAGAGAAGGGCGCTGTCAAGGTTATGGAGAAGGGCAAAGAAACCTTCTACCGCATCGACGACGAGTTCCTTCTGACATCACTGTCTGCTGTTGCTCAGATGCCCAGCTACGGATGGGGCATGGACATCATGCGTGGCTTTAAAACTACGTTGACTCGCTTTATCTCCTTGTCTCCCACCTTCAAGATCAACAACTTGATCCGAGATTCGATCCAGTCTATCGGTCTATCTGAACTCAGCAGAAACCCAATAGGCAACGTGATGCAGGGATGGAGAGCCTACAAGACAGAACGTGCCGAGGCTCTTGCTGGTGGCGGCCTGTTCGCTATGGGCAACGCCTTCGACGGAGATCAGTCCGCATCGGTGAAGCGCCTGCTCAAGACGGGCGTGAACAAAGCTGACATCTTGGACACACCAGAGAAGGTGGCTTCCTTCTTTGGAAAGATGCAAGACAAGTACGACGAAGTGAGCGATGCCTCTGAGAATGCCAACCGCCTTGCGCTGTACCAACAACTCCGTGCAAAGGGAGCCTCACATCTTGAGGCATCCTACGCCGCGAGAGATTTGCAGGACTTCAGCTTGCAAGGTAGCTGGTCTGCCATCCGCTATGCGGCTCAGGTTCTGCCGTACTTCAATGCCAGACTTCAGGGCTTGTATAAGCTGGGTCGTGATGGACTAGACCCCACCATACAGGTGCTAACAGGCAAAGCTTCAGATACCGAGAGACAGAAAGCGGCAAAGTTTGCTACCGTCACCGGAGCTGTTGTGGCTGTTGCAATGATCTTGTATCTGTCGCAAAAGGACGATGAGGATTGGAAGAAGCGTGAAGACTGGGATCGTGATGCCTTCTTCTGGTTCAAGATCCCCGGAACTCAAACAGCCGTTCGGATTCCTAAGCCATTCGAGATGGGTGCAATCGCCACCTTGGTTGAGCGTTTCACAGAACAGATGGCTGATTCCAGTGTTGAGGGCAAGGTGTTTGCCAAGCGTCTCGGGGCTGTATTCCACGACACTTTTGCCGTCAACCCAATACCACAAGCTATTCGCCCTCTCTACGACATCGCCCGTAACAAGGACGGCTTCACTGATCGGCCAATCGAAAGCATGGGTATGGAGCGGATCTCTGTTGAGAACAGGGTTAGCCCCGGAACATCTGCCGCTGCCGTGGCACTTGGAACTGTTAATAGTCTGTTCGCTGAGTTTGCTTCTAAGGCTACCGGCGGGGCTATCAGCACACAGTCTACGCAGCTATCGCCAATTCAGTACGACTACTTGCTCAAGGGATACCTTGGCTGGGTCGGAACAGTAATTCAGACGGCATCCAATGTGGCGGCTACTCCATTCAAGGATGGCGCATCGTCACGGTACGAACGCATTGATGACTTCTTGGTTGTGGGCAACTATGTCAAGACAGTTCCTCAGTCACAGTCTCGCTATGTCACATCGTTCTATGAGAACGCCAAGGACATCGCAACCGCAACATCAGATGTAAGCCACTTCCTGAACTCAGGTCAGCTTGAGAAAGCCAAGGAGGCGTTCGTGGAGAAGAGCGACAAGATTGCCCTAGCCAAGCTGTACACCAAAGGAACCAACATGATGTCAACCATTGGTAAACAGGTGAGGATAGTGGAAGATGATCCCAAGATGAGTGGCGCAGAGAAGCGGCTTGAGATTGAAAGACTGCAACAGCTTCGCATCCAGATAGCCAAGGATGTCGAGGACATTCGTATCGCAGCCAAGAAATGAAAGAGTGCAGCAAATCCATGACCCGCAGAGTTCGTGACCCGAACTTTGCGAAGCGTTACTTTGTTGGTAGTGGAGTAGACATCGGCGGTAGGCCAGATCCAATCTCGGCGCATCGAGATATGTTCAGCGGCATGGGCGATGTCAGGATATGGGACTTAGAAGATGGGGACGCACAGTTCATGGCTGGCGTTCCGGCTGAGTCTCTAGACTTTGTTCACAGCAGCCACTGCCTAGAGCATCTTGTCAATCCACGGGCTGGCCTCAAGGCTTGGTTCAATCTCCTAAAACGTGGAGGCCATCTCATTGTCACCGTCCCCGACGAGGATTTGTATGAGCAGGGTGTATTCCCAAGCACATACAACTCAGACCACAAATGGACGTTCACCACGCACAAGAAATACTCTTGGTCAGATCAGTCCATCAACGTAACAGATCTGTTTGTCGATCTTGGTGAGGCAGCGGAAGTAATTAAGATGGAACTCATAAGCGATGGCTATGAGTACGGTGCAAAGCGTTTAGACCAAACAATGTTCCCCGGAGTCGAGTGCGCCATTGAGTTCATCGTCAGGAAGAGAACAGTACAAGAGCTTGCAGACAGAGGAAGATGGAGGAGATCACCATGACGACATACACAAAGCCTGAGTTGCGTGATCGCATCAAGAAGCAGGTAATGGCTGGCAGCAAGGGCGGTGACGCTGGCGAGTGGTCTGCCCGTAAAGCTCAACTGGTGGCTCAGAAGTACGAGGCTGCTGGCGGCGGGTACTCTGGTGGAAAGACTGGAGAACAGAAGTCTCTGTCTAAGTGGACGAAGGAGGATTGGAAGACCTCCGATGGCAAACCTTCCGAGGGTAAAAAAAGATACCTCCCCGCAAAAGCTTGGGACAGTTTGTCACCCAGCGAGAAGGCTTCAACAAACAAAGCCAAATCGCAAGGCAACAAACAAGGGAAGCAGTTCGTGCCACAGCCTAAGAAGATTGCTCAGAAGACGAAGGTGTTTCGCCGCCCGTAGCGTTGCGATGCCCATCAATCCAGTCTACTATGTCTTCTCGATAGGCTTTCCACCGACCGTTCTCATCGAACCGAAATGCCGGAATCTTTTTTGAGACGCACCACTGTCGGGCTGTCTCAGGTACAACCCCAAGCATTCGTGCAATCTCACCGACTCCGATCACTTCTTTCATAGCTCTAGCTCCCCTTGTTCTCCATCGGAGGCATTCTCTACTGCGATCTGTCGGCCAAGAGCCTCGACCAGTTCGTCTTGGTTTGCAACCTTGACGTTAATCAAAGACTTGGCGACATGGCTCAGTGCCTGTGAACGATGAGAGGCGCGAACCAAGCGAATGGTTTGGCCGTGGCCTACGATATATATGCGTTGCTGTTTCATTGGTGTCTTCTTAAAATTTGTTTTCGTCAATACGGTGATCGCCGCACCAGTCATTCACGAACACTACGGGGTATCCGTTCATTGTTGGAGCGTGGCGGCGGCATCGACCTAAGTCGTAGCCAAGCTTGTTCTCTGCCTGCTTTGGAACAAACCATATACAGGTTTTACAACGCATTCCCTCGGAGCGATGAATCCAAGGATCTTGCTTGGAGACTGCCTCCTGCTTAATAACTGTTTCCTGCTCTCTCATTGCTTGCTCACTTTCTTTGTTTCTCTGTATTCCCACATCCCCACATAGTGAGGGAACATGAGGTCGAACAGTCTCGCTAGGTACGGACTATGGTTGTTGTTGATCTTCCACTCTCCGCCAGTCTCAGATACAGCGGAGTGGTGTCTCAACACGTGGATGATGGTTCGCGCAGAGTAGTGCTTGAATCCTTTGCTACGAACCTTGTTGGCCTCTCCAACAAATGCGTCCCATACATGGAGATTCTCAGGGAGCCATGCAATGAAGTCATCACTGAATAGCTCCTTGTTGTCGGACATGACTTGAACGATTGGGTGCATGGTCAGAAGGGCAGGTCGTCGTCCGCTGGAAATTCTTTTTCCGGCGCAGGCTTTGAGTCACCAGACCTCCTTGTCCCGCCAGAGATAAGCTCAATCTCCCCGACAGATCCGGCCATCTTTACGCCAGCTCCGCCGTCCTTCTTCTTGAACTCCTCGATGTGAGGGTCATTGATTACGGCATATATCAACTGGCCTTTGACTAGGTACTGGGCAAGAGTGGATGCACGTTTGCCCCATAAGCTTGCGTCCAGCCACTGGGTTGGTCGGCTTCCGTCTTCACCCTTGCGCCCGTGGTTATAGGCTAGAGATAAGTTGCAGACATCCTCTCCGCTAGAGGTTTTGCGGATCTCTGCGTCACGACCAACACGAAAAACACCTGATAGATTTGCCATTTTTAATCCTTCAATTTGTAAAGAAAAGTTGCATGTGATTCGAGCTTTGGTGGTTGGGATTTCTTTTCTCTTGGTGGCTCTACTTGGGCTACCACCCAACACCAAAAGTCAGCCAGCCGCAGATGCAGCCAAGCCCAATACTCTGTTGATCTGTCCACTCTTGTGACAGACATTATTTCCGGTGTCCATACCACGAAGTCGCAGTAGGATCTTCCTGTGATTTGCATCCCGCCTTGGATCTGCGCCATATAGTACGGTGGTATTTCGGGGTAGAGGGTTTGGGAGTACGGGCATTTAACTTCGCCATACCCCTGATCCCCAACAAGAAAATCGGGTGAACCTCCAAGCCAAGCCATCTTCGGATGGGGTACGAACCCCACCAAATCGAGGCGAGTGTCCTTTTCCATGTGCCGATTACGGTACTCCTCAATCGCCGCAGCTTCATTCTGTTCACCCCAATCTGTTGCTGTGTTTCCAACGAAAGGTTCTTCCAACCCCATCATCCTGCGCCACAACTGTTGCCGTGATCCAGGCCCGAGTCCGGCTGCTTGACCGAAGGCAGAAGCTGTCAGCTTCCCTTCTCTGTCCTTATGCCATTGCTCTGTCTTTTGGTTTGGATTCATTCCAAACTCTCGGCAAGAGCTTTACAAAATTCCTCAGTCACAGCCTTCTCATCCGGAGACAGAAGGGCAAACTGACCACGAAGAGTATCTTTTGACTTGCACTCGGACAGTCTGCGCTTCAATGCGTCCACCTGTTCGGCTGTCATCTTGGCCTTGATCTCAGCCTTGGGTGCGCCAGCTTTAGCGGCTTCTGCCTTGCGGTCATTGACGTACTTGTTGTCGTCAAACAGGCCGAGGTAGATGTCAGCAGAGAATCCCAGCATTGACAGAGCCTTACCGATAGCATCTGTTAAGGATTTCTTTGGGGCTTCCTCGTCTGTGAAATAGCCGAACTTATTCTTGCCGACAAAGGTTGTTTGACCGAAGTGCTCCACCTCACCAGTACCGGTGTGGACATCCTGACCCAAGTCGTTCTTTGCGAAGATCGGGTAGCGCAGTTTTATCCTGACGAAGTGGACAGACTCGCAGGCCACAGAGTGCTTGTGTGTGATTAACTTAGTTAGCACCCGCTCACCTTTGTCGTCTAACGACCACTCCTCGGTGACATCATCGACGATGATCGGTGTGCCGTACATGAGACCCTGCTCAATGATATGCACTCCCCACATACCGCCCATTGGCCCCCACATTTCAGTGGCTTTGCGGAGTTGGTAGGTGTGATTGATGGCTGTGCCGGAGAAGCCGCCGCCCCTGCTGAACGATTTAACGTGGCGCGGGTCGGTTGTGCATGAGGCGTTCCATACACTCAAAAACTCATTGTTTTGGTCTGACATAGTGTTCCTTTGTTGACGCATTGTAAAGAGATTGCAGTTTAAATCCAGCAAATAATGCTGTCTTTCACCACGATTATACAATGTATTGTAGTTTTCTACAATAAAGACCAAGTAAACCACATGGGTATGCTTGCTTTTTATTTTCAGATGCGTGACACTCCTTCCCGCAGGGTAGGTTCTTGGTCGCTCTAAGAACTGAAAGCACTGGTAGTTTGTTCCTTTCGACCAGTGTTCCCTGCCCCTTCGGGGTATCAAAAGAAAGGTGAGAAAGGATTAAATGTTCAGCTATCAATTTCATATCAGGGACTACCTGACGAAGACAAGGCATCTCAGCCAAACCGAAGACCTCGCGTACCGCAGGCTGATGGATGTGTACTACACAGAAGAGAAGCCACTCCCCCTCGAATCAGAAGACTGCGCTCGTTTGATCGCCATGCGCGACCACGCCAAGGACGTTGATCGTGTGTTGCACGAGTTCTTCACGAAGGCTGACGATGGCTGGAGGAATGATCGTTGCGACTTCGAGATAGAGAAGTACCACGGCAAGGCTGAGTCTGCGAGACGAGCCAACAAAGCCAAGATCAGCAAGAAGGAATCTCTGAAATCAGAACTGAAATCAGAACAGATTCCAGAACCGATTCAGGATGCAACCCACAAACCCAAGAACCCAAGAACCCTTAAACCCACCTTACCTACGAAGTGGTTCGATTCCTTTTGGTCAGCATACCCACGCAAGGTAGCGAAGGCAGAGGCATTGAAGGCGTTCACAAAGATCAATCCTGATGAGACCGTCCTTGCCAAGATGCTTGCATCTGTCAACACATCCAAGCAATCAACCGACTGGCTGAAGGATGGTGGGCAATTCGTTCCGTTCCCCAGTACATGGTTGAACCAGCGTAGGTGGGAGGACGAGTCATCAGAACAAGCCAGTGCTCATTTTGAAGGGATGCTATGAAGACGGAAGAACAATTAAAGTTTGAGGCTGACTTGCTTCGGCTAGAGCAAGAGATGGATGGGATTCAAAGATGCCTTGATAACGTCCGTAGCGAGGTCATTGAAGAGGTGGCGCAGCACGTTGAGAAGCTGAAGGGCTTTGGTCAAGACACCGTGAGTTCACTGGCAATCTACATCAGGGAGATGAAGCAATAATGGGAACAATTGAATCATGGTTTCCAACTACGGTTTACTACGAGCTGGCTGACCAAAACACAAAAGACAAGATTGATTCCGAGTACCGAAAGCATGAAGCCAAAGTGATCGAATCATTATCCACCTTTACGTGGGATGACAACATTGAAACAACCTTTAAAACTCCCGACCTGATTCAAAGGTACGAGTTAAAGGCGCTTCACGATTTCATAATGAGATGCGCGGAAGAGTACACCGGTTGTTCGGGACTGGAGATTTATGATAGTTGGGCGAATTACTCTAGAAGAAACAATTTTCAAAGAGTTCATAACCACGACCCAAAAGTTATAAGCGGCACTTACTACATCCAAACAAGCGGGGACGATGGTGATTTTGTGTTGCGCCATGTGATGCCAGTGATAAACGATGGACAGATTAACTACAAGCCGGAAGTTGGGAAAATTCTGTTGTTTCCAGGATGGGCGCAGCACTCTGTCAATGTAAATAAGACTGACTCTGTGAGGATCTCTATAGCTTTTAATATAAGGGAGGACAGTTTGAAATGAAGCATGTGACCGCAAGCGGAAAAAAAATAAGGGTATGGGACGGCTTAGTACCAAGATCTTTGCAGTTAATCTTTCACCAATTTGCGCTTAATTCAAAATACACAATTGGTTGGAGTGATAGTTGCACGGAAACTGCCGCTAGACACGAGTATCTTAATTGTTCGCTCACCGAAGAGGAAGCAACCCAAGCTGGAATTTTTCCTTTAATTAACAGCTTGCCAGTAAAAAAACATTTAGAAGGGTATGAATTTTTCCGCTCCGTCATCAATCTTACAACGCCAAATGACGTGCATTTTTTTCATACTCACCACCCAAGTGAAATTGTTTTGCTGTATTACGTTAATGCAATATGGCAAAGCCATTGGTATGGCGAAACTGTATTCGCCGATGAAAATTCAGAGGAGATTGAGTTTACTGTTCGATACAAGTCTGGCCGACTTGTTTTGTTTGATGGCTCTATTCCTCACGCGATCAGGCCGCAATCCAGTGAAGGCGACAAATATCGCTTTACATACGCAATGTGTTTTTTAAAGAAGGGGTGACAGTATGAAGCCATTACCTGATGGAGCAGACAGAATTTGGGAATCAAGGATGCTTGGCTTCAAGCCAAACGAAATGGTTCTTGTGTCATTGGTTGGAGATCTTGTTGATGGCAACTGGCAGATCTTTCTGTCGTCATCTGTCCACCCCAGAGATTATGAATGGCGATGGGTTCGTGACCTTCAGATATGTTTGGTCTACGACAGCACCTGTAGTCAGGAGCGAATTAAGGATACCGCCCTTGCGATTGCTGAGAATAAATCTGTTGGCGAGGATTCCATCAGCGATGGATTTCATGGATCACTATTTCTGTGGAACGTGAGTGTCGAGAAAGGCGCACACATGAAGCACACACCTGAGATATATGGCGACCCATACTTATCTCTTCCATCCCACTCTGAGGAAATCAAGTACAGGGGTTTGTACCCATACGAGATACCGTTCTTTCAAGGAATAAAAAATGTCATCTAACATGATCTTCTCGGCTGACAGCATTGACTTTGCTGAGTACGCTAGCGAGCCACACGACAAGGACAAGATCTCTGAGCCAAAGGCATACAGAGACGAGACCATTGAACTACTGAATGGTGGGGAGATGGTTAAGGGAGCTACTCTTCCTTGGGTCAAGACGCATGACCACATCAGGTTCAGGGCTGGCGAGGTGAGCCTGTGGATGGGCATCAATGGTCACGGCAAATCCTTGCTGACCAGCCATGTCATGCTGGACTTCTTGCATCAGAATCAAAAGGTTTGTATCGCAAGCTTCGAGATGAAGCCAAGAGCCACGCTTGCTCGTATGTGTAAGCAGGCGGCTGGCGCTCCTCAACCAACGAATAGATTTGTGGATGCGGTAATCAACCATGCGACAGGAAGACTTTGGCTGTATGACAAGATGGGACAGACAGATCCCTCACATCTGTTGGCAATCATGAGGTACGCAGCAAAGAAGCTTGGCATCCAACACTTCGTAGTTGACTCGCTCATGAAGGTTGTCAAAGGCGAGGACGACTACAACGGTCAGAAGAACTTCGTTGACAGCGTGTGTGCATTTGCTTTGGACTACAACGTCCATGTCCACATCATCCACCACAGCCGCAAGCTTGGCGATGAGATGCAGATACCAAACAAGATGGACGCAAAGGGCAGTGGCGCAATCGTAGATCAGGTGGATCAGTGCTTTACTGTGTGGAGAAACAAACGCAAGGAACAGCAGGTTCAGGCTGGCAAAGAGGTGGACGAGGGTATGCCTGATGCAATCTTGGTGTGCGATAAGAATCGACACGGAGATTGGGAGGGCAAGGTTGGTTTGTTCTACAGGGCTGGCGCTTGCTCATACTCTCAGTCACCCAGCCATCCGACTTATTACAGGTACGACAGATACATGCAGGAAGAGGGAGTAGCAATATGACTAGACCAGTAGAAGACTTACTCATGGAGCTTGAGTCAGCCCATATGATGCTCGATGCCTATAAGCAGGCTGTCCACCAGCTTTCGTTTGATCTTGAGATGACCAAAGAGAACCCAAACAAGGTTGCAAATGTTGCCGCAATAAGAAAGATCGCTCTTAGTCAGGCCGCAGATTTTGTTATGGACTGGGGGACTCCAAAGTCTGGGGAGGATCTTGTTAAGTTGTGCGAACAGATAAGGTCTCTTCACGAAACAAAGGCAGCCGTTGTAGCGAGAGGATTGGCTGCCATAGGAATTCAATACGGAGATAAACCATGAAAGATGTTGCCGACATCAAAGACCAGATCCGAGAGGAGCAAAAGAAAAAGAACAGAGAACAGATGCCAGAGATAGCCAAGTTGATGGATCAGGTTAACGCCAGGTTCCCTGGATCAAAGCTTATCTGGGCGAAAGATTTAACGACAGGCAAAGAGATTGGAAAGAAGACGGAAGAGAAGAATCTGTTCCAAATCCCAGCAAACTACAGTGTACAGGCGGAGGTGAAGAATGTACGAAAAGGCAGAAGCAAGACTCGCTGAGATGCGGGATAAGGCGGGTCTGTTCTCAGAGGCTCAGGCGAAAAGGAACTACCTTGAGAAGTACCGAGAGTCGTTGCTTGCAATCCTCATGAAAGAGTATGAGCTTCAAGGATTCAAGACAGCCGCTGCTCAGGACAGAGAAGCAAGGGCTGATGCGAAGTATCTTCAGATGTTGATTGACCTTCGCACGGCAACAGAGATTTCAGAGAAGCTTAAATGGGAGTTGGAGATCTTGAGGCTGGGAGTTGCAGTGTGGCAGACAACACAGGCGAACGAGCGCATAGAGCGCAAAGGCTATGGGGCATGAAGGTAATCCCGCCGTACCTTACTTTTAAACAAGCCCTGACCAATGGATATGTGGAGCGCATGGAGTCTCCAGCCTACACAAAGTGGGTGAAGACGCTTAGGTGCGTGAGTTGCAACACACCGGCAGACGACCCACATCATCCGCACGGGGCTGGGTTCAAGGGCATGGGTACGAAGGTTCCTGACTGGTGGGCCATCCCAATCTGTCGGCCTTGCCATGATGAGCTGCATCATGATGTCCATGCGTGGGAGGATGTCAACGGATCACAGTTAGAACACGCCGCCTTGACTCTGTTGCAGGCAATAAGAGAAGGGGTGCTTCATCTTGGAAAAGAGTAGAACAGTACGGAAGTGTCAGTCGGATAGTTGTGAACAGCCATCGGGTTTTTATGGATACTGCCTCGGACACGAGCCTGAGTTTGTTGCGAAAGAGTTCGACAGATTGGTTGCTACGGGAGTAGCAAAGCAAGACAAGCCGACTTGTTACGAGAGCCAGCGTAAGTGGTCTGAGTACGTTGTTGCATTCGTGCATAGCAGTGCGCCCGACCGCAGGGCAACGGTAACAATCGAACACTGCAAAGACTGCACCCCAATCTACAGAGACGAACAGTATGGGCTTGGTAGGTGCGAGCATCCTGAGACTGTGTTCGTCAAACCCGATACCAGCAACGGCGGTCTTGTTGGGATACCACTGAAGAACGTCAGAGACTCACGGAGATGGGAGCAGGCAATGATGGGTATGCTTGGTCAGGTCGTATCTCTCCCAAGCACGAAGGCTATGGAGGAGATCATGAACAAGATCGAGGCATCCAAGAAGAAGGTTGGCAGGCCGAAGAAAGAACAGACATGATCTTGCCGTACCCGATCAGCACGAACGTGTACTGGAGAAACTTTCGTGGGCGCATGGTCAGGAGCAGTGCCGCTATCGCGTACAAGGACGAGGTGGGCTGGATAGCCAAGGCCAATAAGTTGCAACTGTTCACTGTCCCAGTGGCGGTGGTGTTGGTGCTTCACCCTCTGAGGCCAGCGGATGCGGAGAAGCGAGAGAAGAAAGACAGGTTGTGGGGATTGGGTGTGCGGAGAATAGATATAGATAACGCACAGAAGGTAGCGTTAGATGCGCTACAGGGGATAGCCTATGAGAATGACAGGCAGATAACATCCTTGTGGATTAAACTTGGACAGCCAATTAAAGATGGCGGTCTCCATGTAACGATCACCGAAGACAAGGATTGGATATGAGATTTCACAGTGTCGAGCAGGCGATTAAGTTCTCGTTTAATGTCAGCGAGAGGCAGGAGTTCAGCCGAACAGATTTGCTTGGCACGAGAGGCACGAGTCAGGATGACTTGTCGCCTATGGACTTACACGCACAAGCAGCGATGATCCAGTCTATGGTGGGCAGGCTTCATCAGGTGGAGAGAGATTCGATTCTGTCGATGTATGGGAGGGGTCGGATTAGGTCTAATGCGATACGTGGGTTCGCAGGATATTTGCACCATCATGTAAGCGGTACTGTACCTAGTGTCCGTGAGTTGCAGATCATTCTCATGCACTGGTCAACCAAGAGACCAAGCATACGGAAGATTGCAGAGGAGAGGGGTGTGAGTTACAGGCAAGTCTGCAACTGGCGCAACGCTGTTCTTCGTGCTTGGATGCCAGTGCAGGTACGAGCCATTGAGAGATTACATGAACAGATGTTTACCGATGGCGGCTTCGAGCTTGCCGCTTAATCGCAGTGGGACAAGCCATCGTAGAAGCCATACTCCACAGCCTTAGATGCGATAGCCTTAACGACTGACTCGTACTCAGCCCTCGTCATTACGACCATAGCCATGTCTTTGCTTGGGCGAAACTCTTCGCAGACTTTTGCGATGGACAGATCTGTATCTTCATTCATGCTTGGACTCCTTTTCTGTATGTGAATGAGTTGTGTGATCGTGATGGTAATTCGTAGGCATCGTATGCCCCACGCCGCAGACAGGTATCACGAAGTTCTTCTCCGCCATAGCTACCCCTCTCAAACAGATTGTTCTGTTGTGCCATCACGGTTTTGCGTGGCATCTTGTATAGCTTGTCGGCATTGCCGAGTTCTATCTTTGCGTCCAGTCCCTTGTTGGTCAGACCCCATATCTTGTTGTCTGTCGCAAGGAGAATCATGCCAGCCGGAAGAAGTTCTTGGAACAGAACATTCTCTATGTCTACCAGTGACTTACCAGCCAGTGCGCCAGTCTTCTTCATACTCTCGACTGTCATCTCTCCGTTAGTTGCGAGCAATGACAGGATGCGATGAGCAATACTACCAACCTTGATTGTTATTTCCATTTTGATTTCCTTTGCAGTTATGGGATGTGGCTTCTTCCCTGCCGAGCCACACGTTCTTACACCTGGGGCAGAACCAAGCAACAGATTCGACGACGACTGTCCTCTTGTCTATGTGCAATCCACACACTCGTCCATAGAATGTGCGAATCATTTCTATCATTTGATTTTCTCCTTAGCAAGCATCTAAAAAAGTTCCATCGTTATCCAATAGCACGAATCGAATCGTCCCCTTGCCACCCATCATGTCGGCGGTTATGGATATAGCTCCCAGCGTATCAGCCAAGTCACCACCCACCTCATACAGGCTTCGGTATTCGGTTTCTAAGCCACCGATCTCACGCAGTCCACCCATCTTTTTTGCCTCAGTAAACGATGAGTATTGATCTGTTCTCCAAAAACATAAATTCATTTTGTTTTTTCCTTTCAGGTTTGGGATTGGTTGTGCATCCAACATATCTCGACACGCAATGATGGATGTAATGTCATCACTCACAGGCTCTGTCATGCTTGTTCTCCCTTCGCACCTTCCGCCTATAGCTTGCGTCAGCTATCCATATAGATAGCGCACCGATGACAACGACAGATGAACCGCCGATGAATAAAAGGATGAGTGTCCATATAACATCTAGCATAGCTTCACCCTGTAGTCGCTGAGTTTTACATCTGTGAGATCACCCACTGCTACGGCTTCGAGTGCATCCTTTAGGTATGCACACAGTTCCATGTAAGCCTCGTCCTCAGAGGCGAATGTGACCGGTTCTTCGTTGTCATCTGTCCAAGTATTTATCCAGCCGTCACACAGTGTGAGGTGTTGGATTTCGTATCTGTTCATTCTGTTTGTCCTTTACGTTGAGTGAGTTGCGTGGGATGCACCATATCTCTCGACCGTCTCCGCAGTCTATGAGGAATGCGCCAGCAATGCGACCAGCCTTGAGAAGCTGATGCACACGCTGACGGGATACTCCCATGAGTTGCGATGCAACGGTGAGAGATACGTGTCCCCGCTCTAAGCGGAGACTGAGCATTACAGACCATCCTTCTTCATAGCTTTGATGAGTCCCTCTATGCCATGCTCTTCGCATGACATAACATTGGAGGCGCAGTCCATAAGCTCCTTGGCTTGTTCATCTGTATTGAAGTCCAGCTTGGATGCCTCACACGCCTTAGAGATTGTCCGTATGGAAATCTCGCCGTCGATTTTTTCCAAAGCCTTGCGAACAGATTTCGGCATCTCTGTCATATCGGAAAGCATCTGCAACAACAAATCCATGAGTTGTCTACGCTTGAGTGTGAGGATGACAAGCTCAACCATCAGTGCGTAGTCCTCGCCCTTGGTCTTTTGAATGTTCTCCATCACAGCGAATGCGGATTCAAACGCCTTCTCAACATCATCCTTGGGTTGCTCTTCGCTCTCTCTCGACAGATCGATGGCAATCTGCACCATCGTGTGAGCCGCAGAGGAAAGACCACCAACGTGCCAGTTTGTTATCTTCTTGGTGGGCAGACCAGCCTCACCAAGATACGCCAATCCGTCTTTCCAGTTATAGACAGTCGCAATGGTTCCGTCAGAGAACTCGACAATCCACTGAGCATCCACCTTGTCACACTCCCAGTCCAGTGGCTTACCGAACAGAGAGCGAAGCTCCCTATATGTAGCCTTCACCTCACCCACTAGGGATACTCCGTTAACTGCGTCCTCTAAAGTCTCTTTGTCGTTGTGTGTTTTGAAATTCATGCTTGTTGCTCCCATTAGTTTGTTTAAGCAGCGATCCATACAACCTCCCCATTTACTCGAATGGGCATCACCCATTCCACATCATCTGTCAACTGTTCCAGTGTCATTGAGGCATCGGCAGACTCGCCTGTCTCCATGTAACAGCCAAGCACAAGACCCTTGCCAGCCAGCGGGTTGGGGTAGAACTTGTGCTGAAAGAACCGCTGGTCTTCAGCGTATAGACCCTCGTCATCTACATAGATGCCATCGCCATTTGCGTTAAGTCGGGCAACATCGAACAGCTCTGCGTCTATCAGTTCGCAAATCTGTTGGTAGTTTCCTGTGTAGTTAACCTCTGTGACCTCTTGCTTGAAGGGGTCGATTAAAAAAGCTCTCATGTGATTTCCTTTCAGTGTGTGAGCAAAACAAATACAGCTACGGGTAACAGAACAATCAACGCACCAACCCACATATCTTCGCCAAACCCATAGGGTTCGTAGCTAGGTTCAATGGGTGGCGGCGCAAATAATCTTTGGGCAAGATCATCTTCGCTAGTCCATCTGTTGACAGACGGAGGTTCATAGTCAGCATCAATGCTGACGTTGTGCTTAGGCCAAGCTTTCATCTTTGGTTCCTTTCTTTTGAATGTCACAAGCTTTACGTACTTTGGCAACTGCACCAGCAATAGCCTTGTCACCCTTGCCGCGAGACTCCAACAGATTACAGACAGCCTCCATCGCGGTCATCATTCCAGCAGGTGCTTGGGTTCCGTTCTTGATAGCCTCGTCAGCTACCTTCTCAATCATAGATACCACACCGCTTACAGTAGCCAACTGAATGCTTTGCATTGTCATTTTTTTTCCTTTGTTTACGTTTCTGTTTTCGCTCTATCGATTCCTTGGCCTTCGCCTTAGAACGTTCCTTGCCAGCCCGTTGTATCTGCTGGGTCGTGAGTGGTGTATCAGGTGGGGGTGGCATCATGCTCACCCCTGCACCGCCCATCATTACGGCAAGCACCAGCCTACCGATAATCTCATGCGGATTGAACAGCATTCTGTTTGTCCATGAGGTTCATGTAATGAACGATCAGGTCGCCTAACCCAAGCTGATACTTGGGGTGTAGGTACGATTCGGGAAACTTCCACAGAGGATTGAATCCGAGGTTGAGAGCCGCATCTGTCAACAGAATCAATCCGACAACGTGCTTAACGCCATTGCCATGTAGATGCAGTGGGTGGTCGGGCAAACCCAAGTCGCCATACACCATGCGAAACTTGTGCATGAATGCTAGGTTGTGCTTGAGTTCTTTCCAGTGTGAGTCGATAACTAAATGAGCCATAGCCAGTGTCTGCATTGGGTCGATGGTCACCGTGTCATCACGGTCGTTCTCGATCTCGTCAATCCCATCATGGAACAACAGATTGATCGGTGCATCTGTCTTTACTTCGCTTAGCTTCATAGTGATTCCCCTTCGTTGAGTAGTTCAAAAATTTCCATGTCGGTGTCGATGGTTACGCTCTCGCCATTGACGCTAACAACACACCTCATGTGAGGGTCTACTGATAGACCTCCAGCGTGTTCATGAATCATTGCAAACATGACAGGAAACTTGTCGCTTGCTTTGGTGTCAGACCATACCTTGTCTGTCTCTAGTTGTCTGTTATAGCCTCGCTTCTCAGCGAGAATGCAGGCCACAATAAGCTCTGCTTGTGTGAAATACTTCATGGTCACTCCTTGAATACGTCAGCCACGCCGACACGGTTTCCGTTAATGTCGCGGAGGATGAACACATCACCCACCTTGAGTTGCTTGGACTCTGTGTAAATTTTCTTACCCAGTTCAGCCAACAGACGCATCGCCTCGTCATTCTGTTGATCTTCTTCGACATGGCCTAAGCCAAACATTACATTTACTCGCATGGTTGTTCCTTTTCTTTTGATTCAACATTGACCCAACCAGTGTCGCCACAGGCAAAACAGGTATAGGGTCGTCCTTGTTCGTCCATCTCAGGGTTGCATGGGTCGCAACATGGACACTCCTCTTTACTCTGCATCTGTCACCTCCCTTAGATCATGTATCTCGCTCTCTCCGTATGCGTTGCTACGTTCAAAGGCGTCATACATAAGATTGCTTGCTTGGTCTTCATCTTCGGCCTCAACTTCAACCTCTTTGTAGTATGTAAATACCACCACTCCTCTGTATCTTTTCATGTCTGTTCCTTTCCGTACTTCATGAATGTGATCGTTCCGTCAAAGTAATGTGGGATTACGTAGTCGCACCCACCCAACTCCAACGCCTTGCCTTCTACGTCATCGAGGTTCATCACCTCAGTGTGAAACACTCGGTGAATGAGACAGCCACCACCAAAGAATTCCATGTCACCAAACATTACAAATGCTTTCATGCTTACTCCTACCAGCTTGATTGATATTCAAAGTCGAGATGATCTACACCATCGGAAGACAGAATCTGTCCCAATCTGTCCACCGTTTCTTGCAGGTCGTCGTAGTACCACTTGTCGTACTCGTCAGACCCAAAGAAGAACCCACTGCGGAGCGGCAACAGATCAGGGGCAGAACCCTTGTCCTCTAGCACCTGTTTGCACAGTGCCAGTAGCTCATGTAGTTGCTCGTGGCTTACCTCGTAAGGCTTGCAGTCATCCTCGCCATCCTGTACGTTGTCCACAAACCAACCATGAATATGGTTGGACTTTCGCCAGTACATCGCACTGAATGAAACCTCTTTGGGTTCCATTCCGACAGTGCCTTTGATGTTCAGATCAGCGATTGCTTTTATCGCAGACAGATCTTCGTCGTTGTATGAGCGGAGATACCTCTTCGCCCTCAAATACATATCCAGTCCCATGATGTTTCCTTTCGTGAGTTATTTGTAAAACAAAGCCAAAATCTGTCGCACTACGTCATGACCTTCGGTGTCATTAGCACCCCAGTAGTTGTACTCTGCGAGAGCCTCTTCAATTTTTCCGATTGCCGTACCTTTGTAGAAGTTATTCAGTGCGACAGAGACAGCTTTATTCAAGCCGTCAGCGGCGGCATCTCTACCATCTATGTGGTAAAGAGCCCATTCATCCGCTGTCAGAGACAGATAGATAGTCTTTTCAATGTGAACGTGATCGCTACTAATCATGTGTGTTCCTTTCGTGAGTTGCGTCGTCAGACAGAAAGCCCGACAGATTTTCTTCAGGTATAAGCATCAGCAATTCTTCTATTGCTGTCCAGTCACCCGCTGAAATATCCATCTTCATTTGCTCAATAGCTTGGTCAACCAAGCTTTGTTTGCTTTGCATGATGTTCCTTTCATGTGAGGCGGGATGCCTCTGTCTATCCACTCGATTGAATGGATAGGCAGAGGGGCAGGGATGACCCTGCCACCCTGTCAGGCGGCCTTGAGTTCGGGGTTGGCGATCTGTTCGAGGACAGATTTCAACCAAGCTTCGGCAGAAGATTTGTTCTTCACCGTAGAGGGTTGGATGATTGCTTCCTGTGGGATGGGCAGAGCCTTGATTCCTTCGGCGATGGTTTCATTGCCGGACTGACCGAGGCCGTAGTCAACACGCTTGCCCAACTTATCAGCCGCCCAAATGATGCCGGTGAACAGCGATGTTCTAAAGAAACCAGCGAGACAGGTTAGAGATGCCAATCTGTCCATGTCCATCGGGGCATCTTCGGCCTTGATTTCGACAAACTGAGCCAGTCGTTGGTCGCCAGTCGAGTCGATTCGGACAGCACCAGCCGCACCGTAGATAGCTACGGAGTAGCCAGCATTGTCCAGTTCGTTTGCCAGTCGGAGACCAGCCGCGCCTCTCCAAAAGAGTTGATCTGATGTGATGTTGGCATTACCGCAGAGGTCGATCACAATCGAGACAGATCGGACAGATGTTCTGCTCTGTCGCTTGGTTCTAGACCAAGCCCTGCTCAGGTCGCCACGGTACACGGCCTGCATATCCAGCTCATCACCTTGATCGGAGCGGACACGGCGGCGGCGAATATCCTGCGGTTCAGGCAGATCACCTACGGTGATTTGCTCCAGCTTGGCGACACCAGCAGGGTATCCTTTCTGTAAGACAGAGCGAAGCTCTGCGACAGAGGAGACACCGAGCCAGCTATGCTCTGATTTGCGCTTCCAGTGCTCCTCAGCGGAGGACTTATTGCCCTCCACCTTCCAGTCGCCCTTTAGCAGGGCTTCGGGTTCGTTCACACTATCCCAAAGGATAGTAGTCAAAGTACCTTTATGATCGTAGATCATCTTAAACCTCCACTTTGCTACGTTCGTCAGACTTCCAACCTACGAAGTAGGTGTCTTGGATGGCCTTGACAGATTTGCCAGCCTTGAGCAACTTCGTTGCATCAAGTAAGAACCGAGTTGACATAACCCGATTGAGCCTTGCCTCAGTGATTCGTTTACGAATCGCCCAACCCCATGCCAACAGGTCGGGAGCCACTACCTTACGTTCAAAGGTTTGGTCATAGTCAAGGACTATGGTTCCGGCACGGAATCTGTCCAGTGTCGCTTCGTCGAGTCGCTCACGGCCTGCATAAGTCTGATTTGCTCCAGTACCGAAGGTATTGGCGGCGGCAATACAGACAAAATCGGGGTGACGCTTCACCACCGAAGCATTCTTACGAATGGGGAGGAAAAACGAACCGTTAGCTAAAGCTTGGTTGACAAACAGCAATGTATTGCTGTCAGCGGCATCGATCTCATCGAACAGGAAAACACCGCCTTCTTCGTACATTTTCACGAAGTCACTGGACAGATACTGGAAAGCACCACCGTCAGAGGGAATCAACCAGCCCTGAAGGGCTGACTCTGACATTCCGGCGGTACAGGACACCGAAGCAAAGGGTCTACCAAGAGCTTCAGCTACTTGGTGGGCTAAGTGAGTCTTGCCGGAACCGGCAGGGCCGACGAGCAGAATATTCAAGCCACAGGATGCTGAAAGCAATACGTCCTTGAATTCGGGGCGAGTGTGACCTTCCACTTTGTGGGCTGAACCGTCAGGTCGAATGATCTCGATCTTGACCACTGGACTATCGTCCATTGCTTTTTTGACCTCTGTCATGACAATCTGTCGGACAGTGGCTTCATCTACTGTCGGAGACAGTAATTTACGGAGAGCGTCGAGGGCATCAGTGTCTGATGCTTTGGGAGCCGAAGGCTTGGAGGCAGGAGGCATAGGGCGATTTTCCTCAGTCATTGCAACCCCTTTGGGGTTTACGGTTGGGAGACCATTGGCGATGGCCTCGGAGATCTGACCTTCAGAGAAGGTCAAGAGAAGCTTGTCGATCAAGTCCAATTTTTGGACAGTCTCGAAGTTGAAACCTACGGTTCCACCGTTGAGGTGACGAAAAATCCACAGGATTTCGGGCTTGGAGAGGGAGACGAGTGAGTCACGCATGGGATTCCTTTCGAATGCAGTGAGTTGCGAATCAGCGGCAAAGCCGCTAAAGACAGGACAGAGCGTCCAGTGCATAACAGTCAGAGACTGCCATGCCCTTGAAACTCGAAGAGTTATTGACCGCCGATAACGTCATCACGACAGATCGGGGTTTATTTGTAAAGGGATAAACCCTTTACCCTCTAGGACACAAGGCCGCTAAAGCCTTGAACCATCCCTTCGGAGCTTTAGCTCCTCCGGAGTCCACTTGTACTGAGTGTCAGGTCGAGAACCTTCGGTTCGTTGCGTCACCGAGAAATTTC